TGGAAAGAGAATAATGATACAGAACATTTCTATAAAAATGAACGATTGCTAACTTCTGATTTCCAAAAAGCAGGTGAAGATTCTGCTCAGACTTACATCAAAACCATTGAGGAACACTTGGACGGCAAACTCAATCTTGAAACTTTGGAGATTGAAAAGCAGCTTGAGTTCAAGGATGGGGATGTTTTGTTCGTGAAATGTAAGGGCACTGCTTTTATCGAAATCTTTAATTACTCTAAAAATAATGGTGACTTATACGACCACGCTTCACTAGACACTACAACACATGAATTAGATATTAGTGGTGAATATAAAATAGTCAAAGAGAATATCATGGAAATTCGCCTTGCCACAGAAGAAGAGAAAAAACAGTTCTTCTCAGCTCTCGCCAAGGAAGGCAAGGCTTGGGATAGTGAGAAGAAGCAAATTGTTGACTTGAAGCCAAAGATTGAGCTAAAACCGTTTGATAAGGTACTTATTAGAGACTTTAAAGACCAAGCATGGCAAGTAAGTTTGTTTGGTTATAAAGATGCTAATAACTATTACTGCTGTAATGGCAGTTGTTGGAATCAATGTATTCCTTACATCGGTAATGAGCACTTATTAGGTACAACTAAAGAGGGTTAGGTATGAAAGAAATCAATAGTAAGGATGTTCGTGACTATGTTATGAACGATATGGTGTGGAAGGTTGATTTGCCCCGACTCCTGAAAGAGATATCTGAGTGTTCAAAAAGCACTTCTTATCCTGTGACTTTTACGATTTTGACACGTGTACTTGGAATACTCACAGAAAGGGCTATTGAAATAGATGACCCTGCACTAAACATCATTATGCTTCGTCTCGGACTTTACGAGGGAGCACATGATAAGAACGTAGATGAGGTTATATCTAAATTACGCAAGTTGATTACTGATAAACAAAAATAGGAGAACTAAGTATGATAGAAGGTAAGAAAATAGAAGAAGTTGCAAGAAGATACAGCGAAGTAACTGATTGCGATAAAGAAGAATCTTTATTAATACAAGAAGGGTTTACTGAAGGTGCTAAGTGGGCTATCAGTGCGTTCTTGAAGGACTTATGGCATCCTGCTAATAAGATACCGAAAAAATTTAATCATTACGGATTTGCTGCTTTATATATATTGCAATACAATCATCAAATTAGAATGGTACTTTATGATAAGGACAATATGAGTTGGAAGAATGTAATTAGTAACAGTGAATATTGGCTTTATGTTGACGATTTACTGCCAAAGCATGAAGGAGGTGAGCAATGAAAGAGCTTAAAATTGGCGAAAGAGTAACTATTACTCTTGAAGTTGTTGAGCAAAAAGGTTGCAAAGGCTGTTTCTTTGAAGGAGTAGATGGCTATTGTGGTGCAACATCACTTGGATTGGAGTGTGTTCCAAAATATCGTTCTGATGGTAAGGATGTAATCTTTAAAGAAGTTAAAGAGTAAAGCGTATGGCACAGAAATATATAGTTGGTGATGTTGTTATGTACGACAACAAAATCATGGTTATCAAAGAGCCAAGAGACGGAAGCCACTTTGACTTGTCTTGTCCAAAAGAAGGATTGGTGTACTGTCTTGTAGATATTGATGAGATAAAGCCAGTAAGTCTTACTCCAGAGACTCTTGAAAAGAATGGGTGGAAGAAAGAAGTGATGAACAGAGGAGTAAAGAATAGTCATTGGGTATATACAAAACCCGATATTGAAGAATATGGATATTTTCCTATCTACATAGAAAAAGGTATCGGTGATGAGTTTGATGTATATCCGTTTACTGACAACAATGTATGTAAACAAATTGCATACATTAAGTATGTTCATCAACTCCAGCACCTTCTATTCGGTTTAGGTATTAATCACGAAATGGAGGTGTAGGTATGAGTGTAGCAACACAAGTAAATCACCATTGCCCTTTCTATGGAAGGAAATGTTACCAATGTGGTTATTGGAATCCTAGAGGAAATGAATGTGAGATAATAACTCATAAAGACAGAAAGATTTGATGTTTAACCGCCTTCGGGCATAAATAGTAGAGATATGAAGATATTCAATAATTTAAAATCATCATTGAAAGATATAAATGGCGCAACCTACATCAATGGTGTTAAGATAGAGGGAGCGCAGTCGATAATCATTGACAACGGCAAGGTCTATGTGAACGGAAATTTGCAAGAAGAACTCAGTACACCTTCTATAGAGATAAAGGTAGAAGGTAGTGTTGGTAGCATCAGCACTACTTCTGGTAACGTATCAGTTAATGGTGATTCTGCTACAATCAATACTGAAAGTGGTGATGTTCGCTGTCACGAAGTTAAAGGTAGTGTGCTTACAATGAGTGGTGATGTGTATCAGAAGTAACTAACCATCCTGCAAAGGATATAAATATAAGTAATATGAAAAAGATTATTTTGGCAGCCTTAGTCGTTGCAAGTTTGTTCGCTTCTTGCTCTAGCGAGAAGACTTTTAAAAAGAACGATGGTTCTATAATTACAGCAAAACCTTATGGCTGGGCTAGTAAGGAAAACAAAGTGGAAGGTGTCAACTATGAGTTGAATGCTCCAGATGTTGTAGTATCTATCATCTTCGCTCCATCTGTTATTGCTCCAGTTTTACTGACAGCTTACGATGTATGGGAACCAGTATCATATACTGAGCCATCTAAGTAACTAACCACCCTCTCCTTGGCAACAGGGAGAGGGTAAAAAAGAAGAGAATATGAGATTAAGTGAATATAAAGCAGGTACTATCTTAGTTGATGGTGATGGCAAAGTGTTTATCCATGATGGCTTTGTTAACGCTGATGGATATGGTGTGATAATTGGTGAGGATTCTGATGGAATGATTCAGAAGTCAAATGGTATTGGTAACTGGATGAAGGAAGGCTGCTGGAGAGAAGCAACTTCACAAGAAGTCAGTGAGTTTTTCGCTAAGGTTCGTAAAACACAGAAGATTATCAATTACTAAGGATGGTAAAAAGAAGAGAATATGGCGGCAAAAGACTATAAGATATGTCCAGCATTATTTAATGCTTATATAGCAAAGGTCTCAAAGAAAGACCCTAATTTAATGTTATCGGATAGAAGAGTGATTACAGAAAACGAAATCTTTATGCTCATTAATTGGAAGTTAGAAAGATTCTGCATCGAGAACAAAACTGATACAATGAAGATATTGGTTGACGGGAATCCTATAATTGAGGTTAAGGCAAAAGGTTCTTTACTTGATAAAATTAAGAAAGAAATTGGAGGATAAGAAATGAGTAAAGAAAAAGCAATAAAATTAATATCGAAGTTACAAAAAGAAGTAAAACGAGAAGGCTTAAATGGAATTAATAACATTCTCGTTTTAGCACTTAAAGAGTTGGAAGATGAGTAAGATATAATATTTAATAAACGTAACTATGGATAAGCAGAAAGTTAAAAAGCTGATAGAGAATACTATCCGTTTCACAAAGGCAAGCGACGAAGACTATATACACGGAAAAGTGAAAAGTCACATCATAAATACATTGCAAGTTGCTTTGGAAGAACTATCCAAATCAGACTGGGTATCTGTTGAGGATGGGTTGCCTGAGTATTGCGAAAAGGTCTTTGCGTATGATAAAGAAATGCAAGACTATCCATTTGTGACTATGCGCTACAAGGCTGGGCTGGAAAAACTAATAGATAAAAATGGATTTAGAAGTGGATTACATGTCACTCGTTGGAAACCTATTGAAAAGTTGGAGGAGTAAGTATGGCGTATTGTTTTTGTGATTTTTGTGATTACAAGGATGAATGTAAGTACTATCGGAAGGTAGTTGTTTGTCCTTATTTGAAAGAGGAGGAATAGTTATGGTAATTTCAAGAAAGAAACAATTTAATTATGTTTTGAACCTTGATTATCCAATTATTGGTAATAAAGTTCAAATAGATTTGGATGATACAGATAGTATCACCTTTTCTCGCTTTGTATCAAAAAAGGCAGTAGTAATGTGTGCAAATAGGTTAGAGTATATTTTGGCTAACAACCCAGATAACTTTGACCTTGATATAGAGTTAAGCAATTTGCATGAAACCTTGCGATTTGCAGAGAAGAATCTTAAAGTCGCAGGTGGAATAGAAGAATGGAATGGGAATACGGCATGGGTATGTGTTAATTCTTTCGGCATGGAACTGATGTTTGCATCTAAGCCTTATAAGGTTGATGATAGTTGGCGAGATAATAATGGATGCTGTAATTGTCTAGAACTTCCCAAAGGAACTATCAAGAAACTCATAGGAAAAGAATTATCTTTTTTTGATGAGCCAGTAGAACTTAAAGAAGAATAGTTATGGATAAAAACGTTTGTGATAATACATTAGTCTTTGGTAGCTGTCATGCTAGAAGCTGTATTGAAGTGCCTTCCTTGAAGGCAAGTAGGGCTAAATGGAAGGCTTTCTATGATAAGTTTCCTTGGTTAAAAGGTCAACCTTTCTATCTTAGACGTTCTTGCTTCTGGGATGGCAAAGAAAGAAACTTGAAAGCAATAAAGGTAAAACTTAAAAAGATATAGCTTATGAAAATAGAAAATATCAAGTTCAAGGCTAAACGTCTTGACAACGGAGAATGGTGTGAAGGCTATTTTTATGAAGAAAATGGCAATACATACATCATCGAGAATCGTCAGAAAGAAAGCAAGTTAAACAGAAATCCCACTTATCAGGTAGACCCTTCCACCGTCTGCCAGTTCACAGGGCTGAAAGATAGAGAAGGCAATGAATTGTACGAACATGATGTTATCAAGAATTATCCTTTTATTCCATCAGAAATTGTATGGTCGGAAGAGTTAAGTGGATATTACCTCAAACATGATAATGGAAAGATTGAGGGTAAACCGTTAGGTCATTATCTTTCATTAAGTAAATTCATAGTTGTAGGCAATAAATTCGATAAGGAGAAGTAGCGTATGAAAAGTATATTTGCAAAGTTCGCTTATTGGGATAGAGTACATCAATTCCCAGACGGACACATTAAAGTAGAAAGAAACCTTGCTTGGAGAAGAAAGTATCTCCATAGAGGAAAACGTGTTGAAAAATTAAACTTTTAGCGTATGAAAGAAGAAACAAGAAACGTAGTAGTTCTCGATTGGGAGGATAAAATTAAGCTACAACAATTTATCGAGGATTTGGAGCTAATCTCTGTGACTTACCAAAGTCCTTGCCAGGAACTTACAGGTATCAATAATACACTTTACTATCTCAAAACGATTGAGGAGAAAATTAATTAAGATATGAGATTTAAAAAGAAAGATAAGCTAACGGCATATTGGGATAAGAAAGAGAACTGTATTGGTGCTTATCACCCTCTAGGGTTTATGACCCAAACTGATGCTCATTATCTCTTCGATAATGTCTTCACAAAAGAGTTTGTCAAAGAAATGACTGATAGAGGGTATGATGTGAGAACGATGAAGTTTGAAATCTCTCCCAAGCTACCGAACTATGAGCGATTCAATGGATTATCAGAGAAGTATTACGGAAAGAAAAAATAGCGTATGAAGAAGGAAACATTTGACTTCTCGGAGGCTCTGAGAAGAATGAAGGAAGGAAAGAAAGTAAAAAGATGTGGGTGGGGTAGTTCCGATTCCTATTCTATTGGTAAAAATAGTTGGGGAAGAGAGTATGTACATATTACAGGAAAACCTCATGTATCAATAGTCGATATGTCGTGTGGCAATATTCTCGCAACAGACTGGGAGGAGGTGGAAGGATGAAAAAGAAGTATAGTTTTGCAAACGCCAAGCCCGTTCCCTTCGGAAAGATAGACTATTGGTTTCGTGTCGGTCAGTGTGGATGCCATAAGACGGACTACAAACCGAACATGAGGAATAAGCGAAAGTTTATGGCTGAGTTAAGAAGAGACAGTAACATAATGATTAAAATATTCTGAGTATGGAAAAGAAAGTATTGGCCCTCACCGTCAGCAAGCGATGGTTTGAAATGATAGCATCTTTCAAAGAAGTGTTACCTGCTGCATCAACAGAGATTGATGAGATTATAAAAGTTCTCTCAGAAGAAGTCTTTGACAATTCACTGACTATCGATAAACGAGAGAAGGCTATTCTTATGGAGGCATTAAGTATTAAAAGAGCATACTATGGACTTCAAATGCACAAAAATGACACTTTGCGTAGAAATGCACGTATTGAGAAAAATGATGAAATCCTTATCATACTTTCTAATGAAAGAAAAGGCATCAGTAAAAAGAATGATATAGTATGTAAGTTACAGCAGAAAATTAACAAAATTCATAAACAAGCGAAATGAGTATAGAACAATTAAACAAGAGCATTGATGAGATAAATGGAATTGCTGTTGCTCACGGATGGTATGAGAAAAAGCTAAGTGACAATCATTATTTTATGATGATGATAACTGAAATCGCAGAAGCTATACAGGCAGATAGACGAAATGGTAATGCGCAAATGAAAAGTTTTGCTGCTTTTTATAAGCCGAAAAACGAAGGAGAGTTTATCTTCCCGGATGACTGCTATAATGACAACGAGCGTTTTATGGAAGGATATAAGCTTTATGTTGAAGACACGGTAGACGGTGAGATAGCAGACATTGTAATCCGAGTACTAAGTTTCCTTGGGATGCACGGACAGAAGATTAAGAAGTTGCCAAGACTAAAACATTCAGAAGAAAAGGTAGATTCAAGTGAATACTTTAAGGAGTGTACATTTACCGAAGTTGGTCTTGACTTGACTGCTTTTATTTCACGTAACTTTACAGGTCGCTACGATAGTGAAGACATCTTGAAAGATATGTGCCACGTAATCGCTTTTGTCTATGAATGGTGCAAACATCTTGGTGTAGATCTAGATGAGCAGATAAAGTTGAAAGTAAGATTCAACTCATTAAGAGAATATAAACATGGGAAAAAGTACTAAGAAACGTCATCTTACGGAATCATATAAGCAATATATGAGAAAGTACTACCAAGAGCATAAAGATACTATTCTTACTAATGCAAATAAATATAATCAAGAGCATAAAGATGAAAGGAAGATGTATCTAAAGTCTTGGTGTGATGCAAACAGAGATAGAATTGCCAGGAATAACAAGAAATACTATCATCTGCATAAAGACGAGATATTAGCAAAACATCGTGCTAAACGATTAGACAAATTAAATAACAATTAAACAATGAAGTATTTTTGTATTTACGTAGACGGTCAGGAGAAAGACAAGGAAATCTTTAATCGTGTCCGTGGTATTATGAAAGTTAATGCCGACAGAATTTTATTGGAGAATAAAGAAGAGTGCTTAGAGTTGGCACGGACTATCACAGCTGCATTACCAGAACAGTTTCATCTTTCTGCAGAGTGGCTAAACGGATGGGATGACCCTATGCAAGAGTCCGTGGTATTCTCTGTAGCTCGCTCTAAGACACTACCCTACTCCATTGGTACACTTCACTTCTATAAAGTAAGAACGAGAGGAGGTGAGGAATGAAAAAGATTCAAGTATGCAATGGTATGAGTATTGAAGTAGTCGTAGAACGTGTTACCAACTGGGCACGTGTTCTTGATGCTGCCAGATTCACACAAGGAAAATGCAGTCTTGACAAAGAGCCTAGTGATGATTTCAAAAGAAAGATAGTTCTCTCCGAGCATTCCCCTCTCCGACTACTGGAGTTTGATATTAAGGTATACGGCATTCCATATTTCAGTATGGGGCATTTCGTCCGTCACGTCCATGCTCAACCTTTCGTCAGCACATCAAGACCAGATATTATAGGAGCAACGGTAACTCGCCACGAATTACCACAGGATGCTCCAGTAAATATGCAGTTGTCTTTGAATGCTCAGGAGATACTGAACATAAGTCGTCTTCGTCTTTGCAATAAAGCGGAGATAACTACTAGAATGATATGGGGAGCTGTTGTCTCTGAATTGCGTGAGATAGAGCCTATCTTGGCTGATGCTTGCTTACCTCAGTGTGTAGTAAAGGGATTCTGCCAAGAAATGAAAACTTGCGGATATACCGGTAGTACAAGTTTTGATGAGCTTCGTGAATGGTTCTTGTGTAACTTTGATAGATATAATAGTTAATATCAGTTATTTACAGAAACTTTTCTTGCAAATAATTTGTAGGTATGAAAACAAAATCGTATCTTTGCAATGTCTTAAAGGAATAAAGACAAAGCAAATAAAATAAATGATAAAATAACGATTATGGAAATTTTTGATTACGATAGATTTAACGCATATATGTCGGTCGCTCTGGCTTCACTCGTAAGTATAGCTATTGCTACCATGTTAGTTATTCACTTATTGACAAGTGTTGTTGGAGTGACCGCTTTTCTTATGGAGGCTATTATGGTTGCTGGTTCTGTCTATATGGCTTATATAGCATATAGTGAGTTTATGGCATTAAAGAAGTAATGCTATGGAGCAGGTGACTACAAAGACAGACAAGGCTAGAAGATTCTTCAAAACAGGAGATTATAAATCTTGTCTTCGTATCTTGAAGACTTTCAGGATAGGATTCTCTAAGGAAGAAAAGAGAATTATTGAAATAGCCTATGAATGTCTGTCAGGAAAAGATAGTTTCTATCGTCAGTTGGGTATAGATGTCTCTGCTAGCATCAATCAAGGAAAGATAATTGCAGGAAAGTATTTCTCTGATTAAATATAAATATAAAGAGACGTAAGCCGTTTTTTAGGTAGTGAAATGTTTGTTTTGGGAGTGTGTCTTATAAATAAGATGCACTCCTTTTTGTTTGGCTATAAGTCAATTAGTTAAATAATAGTTAATCACCAAAAATAATAGCATAAAAACTTGTCGGTATGAAAACTTCTCCGTATCTTTGCACCAGCAAATAAAAATAAATGTAGAATTAAAATCGTAAGTTATGAACGAAATTAATGTTTCAAAGATTATCGGTGCTTTCCCTATTGGCACACAGGTGTATTCTCCTGCCTATGGAGGTTGCGTATTCAAAGGGTTAGAAGAAAATGGTCTCGTCAATCTAAAGGCGATACTATCTGGTGTGGATATTACCCTCTCAGAGGATGACATCCTTGCGGAAGGCGGAGAACTTATGGTCTATCCAAGTCGCTATATGAGAGACTGGTCTAAACTCTCATGGAAGAAAGGCGATGTGATGAGAAATAGTAAAAACGGAGAGCTTTGTATTTTTGCAAAGTTCGCTAGTAAGAATTATGATACATTTGACGGCTTTTATTGTAATCGTAGCAATTATAGTTGCAGGGAAAACGTTACTGAGACTTGGGATAAAGTAACAAGTGAGCAGTTAATTAAAAGCTTTATCAATGCTATAGAGAATGAATTAGGAGGTAAGCTAAATCGTAGTACTTTGAAGATTGAAAAGGAAACACCAAAATACAAAAGCGGTGATGTCGTAGTTGTTGATTATTGTGATGGAGCAACATTCATCTGTATTTGCGACAAGGTTAAAAATGATTTTTTGTATTGCTTTGCTAGAGTAAATTCCCATAATGGCGAGCTTTACTTGAAAAAGGTTTTTCTAAAAGTAAGTTTGGAGATACAGAAATTCGCCCAGATATTCATTATCTTCACGAACTTCAAAACCTCATATTCGGATTAGATATTGAGTTTGAATTTAAATTGTAATAGAATGAAAGAGACTATAACAGAAAAGGTCGTTCCCTTTGAGATAGCAAAGCAACTGAAAAAACTTGGATATGATGATAAGATAAACGAGAACTATACTTATACTCACCCTTGGGTTGCTAAAGGTGGTATCAAGGTAGGTGGCAAGTATAAAGACCATTATAGAAGTTGCACTGCTTATTCCAACAGCGAGTGGGAAACTAATATGAGTGAGTTTGCTAATGCACTAAGATTTGATGGCAAACACCCTCCCATCTCTGCGCCAAGTTACGACATGGTTATCGACTGGCTTTTGGAGCATCATGGCTACTTCGTGAATGTAGTAATGTGTGGCAAAGATAAATTCTGCTATGAACTGGTAACGTTCTGTGTTGAAGAAGGCATTAGCCATTCAGACGGCAAACCATATCCTACAAGATATGCAGCTATGGACGCTGCTTTCAAAAGAGCCTTGCGAATCATCAGTAACACTAAGAAGTCAGAAATGGCACAAGAATTAAATGAGTTTATTAAAAACGAGATACAAAATGAAAAATAAAATACAGAAATGGCTGTGTTATCCCAATATGGAGATAATGGCTGGAGTTTTGTTTGCTGCGCTCAGTGTCTATATGAAGAAATTTGACTGCGCCATCATTTGGGTTGCATTCACTATTCCTTGGTTTATTGTTAAGTGGATACACCAAGCTAACGACAAGCTGAAAGCAGAAGTAAAGTCATACGAAGAAAAGATTGCAAAAATTGAGTATATTATGCTCCTAGCGAGTCATAACAATGACGAGCTTGAACTTCTCCTTAGATTAGAGCACTACAAGAGATTATTTGCTGAGAACAATATGGCTCTGTGCCATAAGAAGATAGATTTAAAACTCTATCTCGAAAGATACAATGAATACGAGACTATGATAGATTTAACCAAGACTATCCTCAAAGAAGTAGTTAAGAAAGGAGACAAGAAAGATGGAAAATAGAATTTATAGTATCTGTGAATCCTGCCGTAAGGATTGAAAGGAGTCTTGTGTCTCCTGCTGCACCAGTTGGCAACCAAAAACAAAGAAATCATGATAACGCAAGAAGATATAAAAGAGGCTTGTAGCCTTATCTCTTCCGTTCGTGCCCATCTTTCAAAGATAGATAGGCACGCAAGTAGGAAGCAGTCATATAGATTAAACCAAGCTTTTTCACATATAGAAAAGGCTGAGGATTATTTAAACAGAATAGCGAACAATGAGTGAAGTAAATCATAGCCATTATAAACAAGGTGGCATACAACCGGTAGAATATATAGAAAGTAACGACTTGAACTTCAATGAAGGAAATGTCGTTAAGTACGTAACTAGATGGTGTTTCAAGAATGGAGCACAAGACATCTGCAAAGTTATTCATTACGGATTACTTCTGCTAAAAGAATACTTTGGCGTTCCTAGTGATATTATAGACCAAGTAATGGGATTGCTTGAACCTTATAATAAGAAGGATTTAACTCTTAACAAAGATGTCAAACGAGCAAAGTAACAATAGGTATCTGAATAAGTATCGTGATGAACAGGGGCAATTTAGATCACGCAATAAGAGAAAGAAATATTGCACTTGTTGTGGAAAGCTTCTTTGGAAACGTGATTTCTATCGTACAGGAAAGAGATGCTCTAGCCGATGCAAGGAATGCCAAAGGAAGATATATAGAGAAAGATATATCCCGAAGCGTAAGGACGGCTTTTACCTTGATGATAAAGGACGTTCCGTAGAGTGGCGAAATGGAGTGATGAGAATAGATTGGACTCCACAAATGGAATCGGAATTGAAAAGATATTATCCTACTACTCGCAACAAGGAGTTAATGGAGCTTTTTATGGTGAGTGAATACTCCATCAGGAAGAAAGCAAAAGAACTTGGGTTGTCAAAGGATAAAGATTTCCTGCTGAAAGAAGCAAGGCTTGGTGGCTACTTAGGAGGATATAAGACAAAGAAACTGCTAGAAAAAAGAAGAGCCTACCTATCACAGGCAAGCTCGTTCAATAGCAAATAAAATAAATGCCCTTAAAATCATAAATGAAATTATGGAACATTATTTTGTACTGCAAAGATAGCAAGTTTTCTCGAAAGTAACAAAAAAATAAGGCAAAAAAGCATTTTTATTCGTATAGATTTGGATATTTTTGTTTATTTGATTATCTTTGCACCAAGAAAGCAAGTAAAATAGATGTAAATTGAATTATGGAAAAGAAGTTAGAAGAACTTATAGATGATAGACTGAAAAGCCTAGGAATATCACAGAGTAAGATGTGTAATGACCTCGGTTTGTCTCGGTCAAATACATGCTCCTTCCTGAAAGGTCGGCGTGGATTAAAGTATGATGTGCTTATCAGTATATTAAAGTATCTCGGTCTCACATTCGGAATGGAAGGAGAAGAGACAAGCAATGCTGATGTAGAAAACGCTCCTCTTTTCTTTAAAGAGTGTGTTAAGAGTAAATGTAAGCGCATCACTGATATAGACCTGCCAATACACTATTGCACCTTGGTTAGCTTTACCACAGGCGATAGAATGGTCACTAGTAATGTCATAGCAAAGCTGATGCCAGTATTTGGCATCACCCTGCTACCGTATAAGAAGGAGGTGTAATATGGGAAAACGAATATTAGTGATAGCCCCACATGCCGATGACGAAGTCTTAGGGTGTGGCGGCTACTTGCTGCATCAGAGTAAGTTGGGGGCAGAGATACGTATTATTATTGCTACGATAGGAGGCACTGATACCAGACAACCTTTCGCAGATAGATTGAGAGAGTTTCGTAATGTCTGTGATTTTCTCAATGCTGATGGTAAGTATATGTACCCGAACAAAGATGCCGTCTTGGAAACAGAGTTATGTTTTGATATAACTACAAAGTTAGATAAGGAGATAGACGAGTTCAGACCTAACGAGATTTTCCTCAATTGCCTTAGCCGTCATCAAGACCATATCAGACTTTATCATTGCGCCATGGCTTCATTGAGACTGAGAGAAGGATACAAGCCCGATTTCGTGGCTCTGTATGAATATCCTTTCTCTACAGATAGCTTTGAACTCCCTAATGGGGGGAAGGCGTATCATGACATTTCCGATAACATAGAAGAGAAAGTTAAGCTGTTCTCGTTCTATTCTTCTCAGATAAGAAAATCCCCCTCCCCTCTCAACGAGAAAGGAATAAAAAGCCTAGCAGCTGTAAGAGGCGTTGAAGCCGGACTGGATTACGCAGAATTATTTTATATTCAAAAAACATATATCTAAGCTTATGGCAAAGAAAAAAGTGCAAAGAGTCTTTGAGGTACACATGGTACCGATAGACAAGTTGAAACCTGCTGAATACAATCCTCGTAAACTCGAAGAGTTCGACCGAAAGGAGATCAAGAAGAGCTTGGAGAAATATGGATTTGTAGAGAATACCATCGTCAATATGCACGAAGGCAGGGAGTACACCATTATCGGGGGACACCAAAGAATCGAGATTGCAAAAAATCTTGGTTTCACGGAAGTCCCTTGTGTGTTTATGGACTTGGATTTAGACGGAGAAAAGGAGTTGAACGTTCGTCTTAACAAGAACGGCGGTAAATTTGATAATGACCTCTTGCGAAAGTATTTCGATAAAGAGTTCTTGCTTAACTCTGGTTTCAAGGAGAAGGAGCTTGACTTCTTTCTCTCGGAGTTCGAGGAGAAGTTTAACTCTTATAGTAACAAGAACTGCGAAATGCCTATCGTACCTAAGTTCTCCGAGGAATATGATGCCGTCATTATCATTTCCCGAAACAGAATAGATAGCATCTATCTGAAAACTCTTTTCAATATAGAGCGTGAGAAGTGCTATAAGTGCTCACGTGTCGGTGAGGCCATGATTATTGACGTGAACCACCTCAGAAACGCTTTGGAAGGTAAACTGCCTAAGAAGGTTATCGAGACAGGAAAGGAGGAATAGTTATGGCTATTGATATAGATATTGTCATTCCGTCAATGGGACGTGCTGACAGAGTCTTAGCTAAGGAAGCAATCACTCATGGCATTCTTTGTGTTCCAGAGTCGGAAAAGGCAGATTACGAGAAGTACAACCCGGATATGCCAATAGAGACACATCCAGATGATGTTATTGGTCTTACACCTAAAAGGCAGTGGATAATTGAGCATCATAAGAACGTCTTTATGCTAGACGATGACATAAAGTGCTTATGTCGTTTGTATGTAGAAAGTGGCGAGGAAGTACGACTGACCAAGGAAGAAGCCTATGACGTGATACAATATATAGGTAACTGCGCATACCTTGCAGGTTGCTATCTGTTTGGTCTGAATAAGGAGAAAACTCCACTTACGTACATTTCTCAGAAGCCAATATGGCTGACAGGCGTGATAAATGGAAGTGTCGGCATTCTTGAAGGTGGGGGGCTCTACTATAACGAGAAATGTACACTGACAGAAGATTACTGGATGAGTGCTTTCAATGCTTACAAAAATAGAATTTGTTGGATAGACACTCGTTTCGCAGAAATGGCAGGTGGGGAGGCATTCAACAACAAAGGTGGATGTGCTGCCTACAGAACGGTAGAGCAGAACGAGAAAGAAACTCTCTATCTACGCCAGTTATTCGGTGATTCTATACAAATTAAGAAAGGTTCTCAGATTGGTCATAGCAAAATGAAATATGCACCGACATTAAAGATACCATTCTAGAGATATATAAGTTATTAATAGTTAATATATTAGGAGGTTTAAAATATTCTCCGTACGTTTGCATCGCAAATAAAATAAATGTCTAATTAAAGTATTAAATTATGGGCGCAGATATTAGAACTAAACACGGCTATTCATTTTGGGATGTAACAAGTGCCTTTCAGAAAGCTATTCGCCGTTGCGATGAAGACCAAGCTATGTTTTGGGCTGTTGAATTGTACGAGAGCAATAAGGCTAACTATGTATGGAAGCGCATGCTGATTATGTCTTCTGAGGATGTAGGTATGGGAGACCCCGATGTGAACACTCGCATCTATAATCTCTTCTGCTCATACACCTACCTCGTAAACCTGCATGACAAAGGATTACCAGAGAAGTTGCCTTTTACACAGGCTGTTCTCACCTTGGTTCATGCAAAGAAATCGAGATATGTGGACTTGGCTATTACGGTGTATTGGAACAAGGTAGAAAAAGAGTTCTACGAGATTCCAGATTATGCTTATGATATGCACACATGGAAGGGTAAGCAAATGGGACGTGGAAGAGAATATTTCTATCGTGAGGCTAGTTTGGTAAATAACCCTAACTATATGCCAAACGAGCAAGAAATGAAAGCTCTCGCTTACAAGTATGGTGGTGGTGATAAGCCACAAGAAGCCAACGTTGAAGACATAGACATAAATGCTGCTCCTGCTGGTGTACCTCCTAGAGCTAAACCAAAAGAGCAAGATTTATTTAAATGAAAGAAATAACAGTATTAGTAACTGCGGCAGGTAGTCTGTTCGCACCAGAGTTCGTTCGCTGTCTCAAAGAGAATGGTGAACGAACTATTCGCGTAGTCGGCGTTGATTGCAATGTCGATAAATCTATCAATGACTATTGCGACTCAGTTTATTGCGTGCCAAAGGTATATTCGCAAAGTTATATCGACTGCTTACTAACGATATGTGAGCACGAAAATGTGGATATACTTATTCCAACAATGTCGGCAGAGTTATTGGCATTATCTAATAATAAAAATGCCTTTGAAAAAATAGGTACTACTCTTTCTATAACCAGCAGTGAAGGGATAGCTAACTGCATCAATAAAAAGTATCTGTATGATTCTATGTGTGAAGCAGGAATACCTACACCGAGATACAAGGGATTCAACACAATACAAGGTTTCAAGGAAGCTGTTTCCTATGTGGGAAGTCCAAACAAGCCTATCTGCATAAAGGCGTTAACCCTAAGTGGAAGTCGTGGTATGCGTGTTATAGACCAGTCTAGATCACGATTCGAGATTCTCTTTGATGAGAAGCCAAATTCTGTATTTACTCACTATGACGAGATGTTATCTGTGCTTATGGAAGAAGAGAATGCTATCCCAGACATGATGGCAATGGAATATCTTTCGGGAGAAGAGTTTTCAGTAGATGTCTTGGCAGAGAAAGGAAAGGTTCTATTCCAGTGCGCACGTCTAAGCAAGACTATCACTGCTAGCATTCCGATGGAGTCCATTCTCTTCAATGAGCCAAAGGCATATAAGATAGTTGAGCAGGTTATCAAGATGTTGAACTATGATGGAAACGCAGATTTTGATTTCAAGTACAACGATGATGGCGAGCCTGTTCTTATGGAAGTAAACCCAAGAATGGCAGCAACTATGGCAATCTTCAAGGAAGGAGGCGCAAATCTGCCTTATCTTCGTATCAAGCAGCTCTTGGGCGAGGAGATACCACATATCACACCAAAGTATGGTGTGACGATGAAAAGGCGTTATAAGGAATATTATTCATAAAAATAAGAGTTATGGAAAAGAACAATGGTAAATCAGAGATTATCTTCACAGAAGAGGAGAATCTCTCAGACGTTCAAAAAATGTTTTTGAACGTCTATGATGCTTCTATGGGCAACGTGTCAATAGCTTGCATCAAAGCTAATGTTGGTCGTTCTACCTATTATAAGTGGATGAGAGAGAATCCTTCATTCAAGAAGAACGTAGAGAACTTGAAGGAAGGAATGATTGACTTTGCCGAGTCCAAGCTATTTCAAGAGATACAGAAAGGCAATACAACTGCCATTCTCTTCTTCTTGAAGACACAAGGCAAGGATAGAGGTTACGTAGAACGTATGGAGCAAGATGTTACAGTAAACAAGTTCGAGGAGTTGATGAAGTCGCTCCCAGATTAAAAAAACAGGTATGGATATAAATCAAAAAGCTAAAGACAGAATGATGCGATGGCGTGATGATTGGGTGCTGTTCAGTCAAGAGGTGCTTCATGCTAATCCAGACTTGGAGCAGCAAGCCATTATCCGTGCAGTCCAAACAGAGCCACGTGTGGCGGTAGCTTCGGGTACATCACGAGGCAAGGATTGGCTTGCTTCATGCTGTGCCGTATGCTTTTTGTACCTTACCCCACGTTTCGATAAATACGGTAATCTCGTCAAGAATACCAAGATAGCACTCACAGCACCTACAGGAAGACAGGTAACCGATATTATGATACCAGAGATATCTCGTCATTTCCGTAATGCAGGTATGCTACCAGGAAGACTTCTATCTAATGGTATTCGTACAGACTATCCAGAGTGGTATCTGACTGGCTTTAAGTCTGCCGAGGACGATACAGAGGCGTGGTCAGGTTTTCATGCTGTCAATACTATGTTTATTGTCACGGAGGCGTCAGGTATCTCTCAGACAGTCTACGATGCTATAGAGGGTAACTTGCAGGGTAATTCTCGGCTGCTGATTGTCTTTAACCCCAATGTAACTACAGGATATGCGGCTAAGGCTATGAAGTCTGACCGATTCAAGAAGTTTCGTTTATCCTCTTTGAATGCTGCCAATGTCGTAAGCAAGAAGATTATTTATCCCGGTCAGGTAGATTATGACTGGGTTCAAGATAAGGTCAAGTACTGGTCATCCCCTATTGGAGAAGAAGAGTTTAGTGAGGTATATGGAGATTTCAAATGGGAAGGCGGCTTATACCGCCCTAATGACCTCTTCCGTGTGAAGATACTCGGTATGTTCCCAAGAACTGCCAGTGATGTACTTATCCCTTATGAGTGGATAGCTGCTGCCAACGAACGATGGAGACAACTGCAAGATGAAGGATATATCAATAATGAGCCTCTATCTCTTGGTGTGGATATAGCAGGTATGGGTAGAGACTCTTCTGTCTTTGTCTATAGACGTAAGTATTTCGTTAGCAAGGTAGATAAGATACGCTCCTCTCATGCCGATCACATGAAAGCAGCAGGCAAGATAGCCTTTGAACTCGATAACAACGAAGGATATGCTTGCATTGATACCATCGGAGAAGGAGCTGGCACTTATTCCCGACTTGTAGAAATGGAGTATAAGGCTGCTTTCTCCGCAAAGTTCAGTGAAGGTACTGCTGGTCTGTCAGATAGAACTGGTCAGTACAAGTTCGCCAATATGCGTGCTTATTGTATGTGGGCTGTACGTGAGTGGTTTGACCCTAGTAACGGATATAACGTGGCATTCCCTCCTGATGAGGAATTTATGGAAGAAGCCACTGCCACAAGGTGGTTTTTCCGTTCAGATGGAGCCATTCAGATAGAGGCAAAGGATGATATTAAAAAGAAAATCAAGCATTCACCCGATACCTTGGACGGAATGGCATTGAGTTTCTACCCTCATGTTTCTATCGCTAGGAATACTCTGCTTTGCTCTATAACCGATGTAGAGTATTTGCTGAGCAATACAGACGTAAAACCTGTAGGTAGTGTGTCTTGCTCTGCTGTAATCTCTTCAAGTCAAAACAGAAGCATTATAGTGGTTTGGAAAGGTAATGTTGCTACCATAGTCTTTGACAAAGGCGCAGGCGAGTTCGATATTAAGGATTTGATAGAGATTTGCCAGAGATATAGAATACCGAAAAACCTTGTCATCACTGACGAGGAAGATTGCCCCTACCCTACATACCACGGATGGGAACGTTCAAAGGACAGACTTTATTATAATCTTCGTAGTGAGTTGTACTTCAAGTTTGCAGATATGGTTGCAAAACATCGCTTGCGTGTTGCCTGCACTCCCGAACAAGAAACGAAAATAAAGGAAGAACTGGCACTTCTCCATCAAGAAGCCATAGACTCTGATACTCGTAAGAGAACAGTGGTAAGTCGAGAGAAGCTAATAGAGAAGCTGGGGCGAACTCCTAGCTATATAGAGGCTTTGGTAAACGCTATGTATTTCCGCAGAGGTGTTCAGTCATCCGGTGCAGATGTACATATCAGCACACGTAACATTTAACTGAACAAACCGTTCAGTAGAAAATATCTATAATTAAATCTAGTTGAGATTAAAAATAGTAACTTTGTGTCATGAAGAAAGATAAAGAACGATGCAGCTATGGCGAATTTCTGTTGTTGATAGGCTTGTGTGTCGAAGACAAGCAGAAGGAACTGATGGGTATTCTTAACAAGCAAGAACGTCCCGATTTCCTTTGTGGTCGTTCTGTACCACGTGATTTGAATGCTATCACCTATGGGCAGCTGGACGATTTACAGACGGCAGCAAACGCAGAAGACCCTTTTGTGGAGACCTGTAAGATTCTCCTTGGTGTAAGTAAAGAAGAAGTTATGGACGAAGATGTAAACGATGTCTTCGGCTTCGTTAATTTCGTGGCTAACGAGATTCTTCGCATCAATAAGGTTTTCTCTTCCATCAAGGTCTCTTACTCTCCAGAAGAGAGGGAGGCAGGCGTTGAGGAACTTTCTTTCGGCTCTTTTGGTGTATTGGACTGGTACGCACAGCGTATGCACATAGCCAACCAAAACGAGGTAAGGGATATTGCTTGGGTGCGTATCTTCCAGTGTATGAAGAATGATAACGAGCGTAATGAATATGAACGCAGGTTGTCTAAAATCTATAGTAAAAAGAAATAGTATGGCAAAAGATTATGGAACAGTAGAGAAGAAAATCCATTCCATCGTGGATAGTATGGGAGTAGATGCCGAGTATCTGTTTATGAACTGGGCACAGGCTAATGTGGCTATAAGCAACATCACAAAGCCTACTATCGTATATGTCCTTCCTCCATCAGGAAAACTAAACTTCACTTATGCTAAGGTATACGATACACCAGAGACGCAGATAGGTTTTCTTGCTCCTACAGACTTCGACTTTGAGGGAGACAAGAACGATGGCATCATCGAAGAAATGAAACGCTTAGCTATTCGATTCGTGAAAGCCCTCAATGAAAGCGAGATGTTTGAACTTATTGAAGGTAATGTCCCCTATCAATTAGTGTATGATTATCTAGATCAGAACATGACAGGTATCATCATAACGCTAAAATTGAAAGAGGAAGAAGGCGTTTCTATATGTGGAGGATACGAGAAACGAGATACAGACACGGAAGACGAAGTGTAAAAAATAATTCTGTGTTTTCCTAGAAAAATCGCTATATTCGTAAAAATATTTCTTAATGAAACAGATAGAAGAACAGATAAAATGGGCACTTGCTAATCACTTGCTTAATATAAAAGACAGAATAGCAACTAGAATGAACGAGTTGAAGAGGACAGCTAGCGGTCGTTCTGCTTCCTCTTTGTCTGTTACTCTTGTAACAAACTTTAATGCCTACTTAGAAGGTGATTCTCAGTGGAACGTTATGCAGAAAGGGCGTAGTGGTGGCAAAGGACCCTATAACTTCCAAGAAATTATCAAGGACTGGATACAAGCCAAGGGAATTGCAGTATCTCCACGTAGGAACGAGACACAAGAATCTGCATTGAATACTGCTGCATATCTTATCACAAGAAGTATTTTGCAGAAAGGAACAGCCCTCTATAGAAACAACGGATATAATGATATATATGACTCTGCTATAGAAGAAGAACTAGCAGCCCTCGACAAAGAGATTGGCGGCTACTTTGAGGCAGAAGTAGATAATACAAACTCTTTATTCATCAAGGTATGATAACAAAGACTATAAATAACAAGACACTAGGCATAATGAACGGAACTATCCAGTTTCCTAATGAGTATTGCTTTGCCTTTAACCCGAACTACATAGAGGTTGATTTGGAGCAAGGTATTCCATACATAGATATAGAGGTTACTGGCAGTAAGGCCATAGATATACGATGTTCCTTATATAAAGGGAAAGGGAAATGCTATATCAGCAGACTTATGCAGTTGATGTTCGATGAGGACCTGCTTACGACAAGAATACAGAACATCACCATAAATGTAAGTTACTATGGTAATCTCATAGCCTCGGAGGATTTCACCGTTATATGGGGCTGCATACGTCTCGGTGATCCGTTCGGCTTGGGAGAGATAATCACCAAGTTCAAGAAGACGGAATATCTCAACGGAATGAAGCACATCAAGTTCTTGCGTGAGGTGAAGTGGTTCAAGAAATTTCCTTTCTCTGTCTCATTCTTCGCTCCGTCCTCTTCTGATGTGCTCACTCAGAAAGTGGATGGTAAGTCAGCCCAAAACGTCAGTAGAGATGCCTATGCTATCTTTGAGATTACACCAACACAAGATGCTTTACATAGCATTCTTTACAATATCAATGTAGACAAAGAGCTATTGGAGAGTACCTTCACGGCTATCTTTGATGAAACGTTCAGTAAGACCTACAAGTTTGTAGATGAGTCTGTAAATGTTACCGTAAGCAACGAGACGGAAGGTTATTACATCAGATGGATAGACCAGTTCGGATTTATCCAGTATTGGCTGTTCCGAAAGGGAGACATCACTCACAAGAATAAATTGGGTAGCAATACTAAGCAGATAGACAAATCGTTGAATGGTATCTATTACGGAAACATAGAACGTGTTACTTCCATAGAGAATACAGAGACTATTAAATGCGCAGCTGTGAACCTCAACGAGAATATGGTGCGGACAGTAGAAACTATCATCAAGTCTCCATACATAGACCTCTTCCTAGGCTACAACCAACAGAACGAGGAGGTATGGCTACCAATCAACATCGTAGCAGGTTCCCACAAGGTAACACCAAATAAGATTTTACAGAACTACGAGATACAATTCACTATGCCAGATACGGCAACGCAAACACTATAGAAATGAGATACGATATATTCAAGACATTAAAGCTGAACAAACAAGGAATTCGTCCTTGCGTAGTCATACAGACTGGTGAGGAAGGCATCATCACACAGATAAGCAAAAATAGTGATAATCTGTTGGTGAAATATCACAGCCACGGACTTCATAGCATGCAGGAGCAATGGTTTAACTACACAGAAATAGCAGTATGGTAACATGAAAGAAGAACTATACATTTACACGAAAGATGGGGTACGTAAGAGCGTGGACTTGAATACACCTAGTGGTATCACCTTGAAGTGGGTTAGCAATCTGTTCAACTCCTTAGACAAGGTGAACTGCTCGTATTCATATACGTTCAAGATACCGATAACTCGCCATAACAGAGAAGTCTTTGATATGGCTGAGGATATTCGCCATAACAGCACAATGTTAGGACGTAAGGTTAAGGCAGAATTCATACAGAACGGCATTCCTCTCTTTGATAATGCTAACCTCTATGTCAGCAAGTCCACTGCTGACAGCTATTCTTGTGTCTTTACTTGGGGAGTGCTGGAAGGCTTACAGAAACTAAAGGACGATGGCTGTTCTCTCAATGAGTTACGTACTGCATTAATCGAGGCTGGAGAAACTGATGATGAGCTTGTTAAGGGTGAAGGTTACATTGATTGGTATGGGGGAGATAAATCATACACGGAGTATAGTAATAACAGCAAATTCTTTAATGCTCATTATAGCGCAGGGATAAAAAGTAAGAATTACAATGACTTCAATCCTAATTTCGAGGAACAAGAAAATGTGCCAGACAATGACAATTTAGGTAGTGGCACCTTGATTAACGATTTATCACCAAAAGCTGTAATGCCAGTAAAATATATTATAGACAAGATAAATAAAGCCTTTTCTACGAAGATTAATATATGCAAAAACATCGTTGGCTCAAACTTGAAACAAGACAGAGCATATAATTGGCTTTTTGAAGGTTCTAACTTGTTCGACTATGGTGTTCTTCCTTTGACTGGTAACAAACTCACGGAGAAGCAACAGAATATATTTAGTCGAGATTTAAAGATGGATTTCGTGAGAGGTTCAAATAGCGGTTATGGAATATTGTCAGCCAACGGAACTATTATGGGAACAGACTACATTTTGATATTCGACACATCAAATGTTCCTGATAGCAAGACATATAATGGAGCAGCAGATATGCCTATATATTACATCTATGCTAGGTTGTATGACGAAAACGGCAAAATGATGAACTGGAATTTGCCTAAAACGTGGGAACTACTCGCAGACCTCCAACTTGGCTGGAAATATCCAAGTTACATCAGTGAGCCAAGTACTTACGATCCTAAAAAGCATGTTTGTATTGGCATAAATTCAAACTATGCCGTAAAACTCACAGGTTCTTTCCGTGTTCGTACTAAAGAGCAACTTATCTCAGGCAAAGAAGATGAGACTATGGTTAAGCTGAATGTTTATGGATTAAGAATGACTGGCGATGTAGACTCTGATGGTCAAGTAATAGAACGTGTAGATGTAACAAGTATCAAGCCAATATCCGTTACGCCAACAAGAGACGGTGAATATATCTATGATTTTAATATGAATGATGATGAAGGATTTAATTCTCAAAGTCTAGAAAATACTGAAAATAATGGTATCAATTTCTTTTGGTTTGGATTCAGTAAGCCTATCACGTCTTTTGAACAGTATACTGATTTTAAGGTAGTAGCACAAATAAACGAAGAGAAAAAACGAAGTCATCTAATAGATACATATACAAACTTGCCAGATATAGACTGCTTGACATTCATCAAAACGCTTTTCTATATGGAAGGAAGTTTTCCTAAAATTATGTCCGATGGCACAATTAGATCTATCAGATATGACGAAATAAAGGAGAATGTAAAAAACGGAAATGCTTACGATTGGTCTAAGAAAATCATTGGTGGAAATAGCGAAGAAATCACATACCAGGCAAGTGATTTTAAACAGCATAACTACTATATGACAAAATGGGATGACTTAGACAGAACCGAAGAAGAATTAAAAGATGAGGAAGATGTATATGAAAATGGCATTGGTGATATAACCATCAGTGACAATAGTCTAGACAAAGAAAATACAGTACAGCAAATACCATTCTATCCTCCATATATCCTTTGTAGGAAGCACCCGAATCTCCCTACTGGCTATACTATAAAGATATGGAATATAGACAACTCTGACCAAGAAATCTCATGGAATGGTAAGTATCTCCAACGAAAAGAGTTACAGACCATAACAGAGGCGCAACCTGCTTATGGATATGTTCATCGTATACCATTTATGGAAGACAACTCCAGTAAGATTATATCGTGGGAAAAATTACCATCGATAGACTCTTTATATGGTAATGAGATGCGTATGTCTGTCCTCAATCCTTTCAAGGATGTATTGATGAATCCTTCCTATCGCTACTTCCAGCAGATAGTGGAAAAGCCATATACCGTCACTGAAAATCTTCTGCTGGACGAACTGGACTTGATGAGTATTGATTACACAAAGCCAGTGTATATAGAAAAGTACAACAGCTACTTCGCTATCATCAGCATACAAAGAGACAGCAAGGGCGTATGCAAATGCGAGTTAATAAAACTACCTGCATACAAAGCTCCAGTAAAGGTAACACTATCCTTTACGTCTCAGTTGGCGAAGTTCCTGCATTTTAAATGCTCATCAACATCTAGCGAGGATAAAACCATCTCTATAGGTTTCATCATAGAGAATCCTAATGAAGGTCAGTACGTGAGGCATTCAAAGATAAATCTGTCCAGTGGAGAGTTTCAACTCTTCAACCCTACTAGCAATACTAATTGGGTAATTAAGGATATATGGCTAGACCATTATGAGAAAGGAGACTATAACGATTACGAATTTGAAATACAATAATTATGGCAGATACTAGAGTAAAAATCGTAGACATACAAGTCAATGTTGCCGAGGCTATCAAAGCTCTTGGTGGATATGCCGTGGCTATAGAGGAGGCACAGAGAGCGCAGAAAGCCTTGGCGAAAGACAAGAAATCTGGCAAGATAACAGATGAGCAATATGCTCAACAGCTTGCTATCGAGAAGGAAGTAGTCAAAGCTAACCAACAAGCGCAATACCGCCTTTCACAGGAGCTACAGAACCAGTCTCGAATCTTCAAAGCTAATGAAGGTACTATCTTTGCACTGAAGAGTGAGCTGAGAGCCGCAACCATCCAATATGAGAATATGAGCCGAGCAGAACGAGAGTCCGCAGCTGGCACTAACTTGAAGGCTCATTTAGCAGAGATCAAGAAGGAACTCACTGCTGCGAGCTTGGAGGCTACCAATATGTACAAGAATATGGGTGATACTTCCAATGTTGAAACTGGTCTAGGTAGCATCACCAAGAAGATTAAGGATATGGCTATGCAGATGGCTGCCATAGCTACAGGAGGAAGTATCATCCGTTTGGGACAGAGTGCAGTTGAGATAGGACGTAAGTTCTATGATGGTATGGCACAGGTTAAGGCGGTAACTCAGGCTACAGACGGAGAAATGTCAAAACTCACCGACACTGCTCGTGAATTGGGACGTACAACAAAATTCCATGCCACCGATGCAGCTAAGGCTATGGAGAACCTATCACGTGGTGGTTTTAATACTAACGAGGTGCTGATGTCTATCAATAAGACCTTGGAAATGGCGCAGGCCAACGCTATAGACCTTGATACATCTTCTGATGTTCTTATCCGTGCCCTCCGTGGTTTTAAAATGCCTGTAGACGAAAAGAATGTATCAAGAGTTGCCGATGTTCTCTCACAAGCCTCACGAAAATCAGCCACCAACGTTACTGAAATGGCACAGGCCTTCAAGAATGCCGCTCCTTTTGCAGGTGCTCTTAACATACCTATAGAGCAGGTATCTGCCGCCCTTGGTGTTCTTGCAGACTCAGGTACTCGTGGAGCAGACGCAGGTACTGCTATGCGTATGGCTCTCCTTGGACTTGCCAACCCTACATCAAAGGCAGGAAAAGTATTCAAGGAGTATGGCATCACCATCGACCAAGTAGAGTTGAAACAGAAAGGTCTTGCTGGAGTCTTTGATGAACTGGAAAAGAGTGGTATCTTCAAAGACCAGAACTCTATGGCTAAGTTGAGCACCATCTTCGGTCGAAGAACCGTGTCTAACGTCATCAACCTCATTGGCAACTTGGATAGATACAAGCAGAAACTTATCGAGGTAGAGAATGCGCAAGGAACCACAGCGCAGATGTTCAAGCAGTCTCTCGACCCTGCTTCAAATGCTCTGTATACGTTGTCCTCTGCTTGGGAGGACTTCAAGATTGGCTTGTATAATCTTAACTCAGGAGCACTTAAAGGCTTTGCAGAGACCCTTACTAGCCTCATTCAGTTTATGACAGCCAACCTGCCAACTATAGCTGCGGCCATAACAAACTTAGTGATGTCTTTCTCTCTCGCCAAGGTCGCTCAGAGTGTCGTCGCTAATGTGCAGGCTATGTCCTCTACTATAGTAATGAATGCGCAAGAGGCATCAACGGCAGTACAGAATAGTCAGACAAAAGAAGCTTACCTTCGTAGACAGACGGCAACGCTCACTGCCGAGCTGGAGCAGATAAAGGCAGGACAGGTTACAGCGTCGGCAGAGAAGCAACAACTTGTAGAAACACAACTTGCTACTAGAAAGCAGCAACTCGCAACACAGACCGCTACAACAGCTAAGCTAAAAGTAGCGGAAGTAGAAGCGTGGAGTAATGCCAAGGCTATATCTACAGGAACAGGATGGGCAAAAGGGCTTCTTATTGCAAAGACAGCGTTTGTCAGCTTTGCTGCTACTGCCAAGGCTATGATTCGTTCTGTTGGTATTATGTTTGCCATCAGTCTTGCTATTGAGGGTATAACGAAACTCTATGATTTGGTGTCTGGTATGTTTAATAAAGTTGATAAGGAAGCCGAGCAACACAAGGTTTTGATGAACGAAATTGCCAAGCAGAATGATGAGATTACCAAGGCAGGAGTTAAGCAAGCATCAGGAGAAGCAACAAGGCTTAATCTGCTGCATGAGGCTGCAAAGAATGTTAATCGCTCCAATAATGAGCGTTTACAGGCCATACGAAAGATTCAGGCTGTCGCTCCAGGTTATCATGCTACTATAGATAAGACTGGAAGACTTATTGAAAACAACGTAAAGGCTATTGATGCCTATATCAAGAAGCTTCGCAAACAAGCAGAAGCAGAAGCCGCAATGAGTGTATATAAGAAGAATGCTGAACGATTATTGCAGCTTGATATGTCTGACGCAGATAGTGACCAGAAAATCAATAATGTAAAGAATGCGGTCAATAAGCGCAGGGAGAATGGTCAATCAAAACCAAAGCAAGGTCAAACACAGGTTGCAACAAGGGATAGCAAAGGCAATGTTGAGGTTATTTCTGCTGATGAAGCTGAAAAGAGAAAACGAGACCAATACAATATCAATAAGTTCAATCAGCGTAAGCAAAATAATGCTCAGGAAAGAGCTGCCATCAACAAACAGCAACAATACCTTGAAGGAAAATATAGAGCAGCAACTAAGTCTCAACAAGAAGTTACGAAGAGTACAAGCAAAGGTAGTGAAACAACAAATATCGTTCGTCAGCCTTCCGAAGCAGACTTGAAGGAGCAAGAGAAAGCAGCAAATGCAAGAGAAACTGCTGCAAACAAGGCTGCAAGAATTGCCGAGCAACAGGCATCAAAGGAACAGAAAGCTATAAAGGCTATGCACGATGCTATGGAGGCTACTATGCTTGATACTATTGAGAAGAGACGCATCTCCATCACTAACCAGTATACGGACGAGATAAATAAGTTGAAATCACGTTTGGCTACGGAGTGTAACTTGACAGAAAAGGCTAAGGATGCTATCAATGAGACTATCAAGTATAAGCAGATAAAGCTCAATCAAGAACTAGCTAAGCTATCTGATGAGTCTTTGAAGGAAGAATTGGCACGCCAACAGAAGTATATTGCATCACGTCTCTCTGTTACTCAGAAAGGAACCCAAGATGAGCTCAATCTGAGAAAGCAGCAGATAGAGAATAATCGAAAGCAAAGTCAACTTGACCTTAACAAGGAAGAGGAGACGGCCACAAGAGGTAAGCAGGATAAGGTTGACACCGCCAAAACCGAGATGGATAAGGCAAAGTCCAAGCTTGACAAAGACAAGGAGAATGGTGCTGATGCAGAGACCATTAACGCTGATATGAATGAGTATCAGCAAAAGGTGGCTAACTACACTCACATGCAGCAGGAACTTACCAATCTTACCGAGCAGTATAATCAACGCCGTGCCGACATCAACGAGAAAGCCAGACAGGATGAGCTGACTGCTGACCAGAACTTCGAGACACAAAAGGAAGCTAACAGGCAAATGGCAGTCCAAACTCAGATTACTGAGATGGAGGCTTCACTTCTCCAAGATCAAGACTACCAAGAGCGCAAAAGAGCTCAACAGCAGTTGGGTATTGATGTAGTCAATCAAGAGGAAATGAACCAAATGCAGCTAGAGCGTGATAACGCACAGGCTCATTTGGACTTCATCAACGAGCAAGGACAGCTTGAAGGCGAGACTCAGGAACAGTATCAGCAAAGACAAGCAGAAGCAAAACTTGCCTTGGCTCAGAAAGAATCGGATATCAATAATGCCGAGGTAAAGAATGAACAGGCTAAACAGAAAGCCTTCGAGTCTGTAGGTAATAGCCTTATCAGTGTGTTTGAAGCTGTAGGAGAAAGCAATTCTGCTATGGCAAAGATGGCTAAGGTGATAAGTCTTGCGCAGATTGCTATTGATACAGGTAAAGCCCTTTCTGCTGGTATCGCTTCCGCTTCATCTCTCCCCTATCCTGCTAACCTTGCAGCTATCGCAACTACAGTCGCAACCGTATTGGCAAATGTGGCTACTGCTATTACTACAGTAAAATCTGCCAAGTTTGCTACTGGTGGTAAGGTGATAGGCCCCGGCACAGGAACGAGTGATAGCATACCTGCACAGCTAAGTAACGGAGAGTACGTAATGACTGCAAAGGCTACTCGTATGTTCGAGCCTCTTCTAGCTGCTATGAATGGCATTGGTGCTGGTGTTCCTATAGCTAGTAATAGAAACTATAGTGTGATACAAAATACTAATGATATGACAGACTCGTTTACAGAAGCAGCACAGACTATTAGACCTGTAGTTTCAGTTGAGGAGATTACTGATGTTCAGAATCGAGTAGAAACAATTCAAAACATCGACAATGTTTAGAAGATACAACGACAAAAAGCCGAGAGAACCACGAAAGAGAATGCACTACAACAGAAAAGGAGTGGAAAAGCAACCTTTCGAGAGTGAAGAAATGGCAATTATCTACATAAAGGGTAAGAGGTTAAGGTGTTACGTGCCTTACCTCTGCCCTCTGTGTAATCATTACCATATTGGAAGAAAATTAGAATCCATCTGAGAATGATGGATTTTTCTTTAAAGCATCTTTCAGTAAGGAGTATCTATCAGCAAGAACCTTGCCTATCTTATCTTTCTTATACTCATTTTCATATACTATAGGTGAAGTCTCTATTCTAATTTTCTTGACACCCTTTTCGATAATAGAAGTAAGTTGCTCCTCTGAAACATCGTAAATAGGTTGCATTGTATAATCAGAATATACCAATCCGTTTATGTTATGAACCTTTCTTACCATCTGCTCATCTCCTAATGCAGTAGTTAGTTCTATAACAGAATCATCAAAGAGCTTAATAAGCATTTTACCATTCTTAGGTGCAGAGCATTGAGTAGAAAAAGTAAGCTCAGGTACAAAGTGGAAAATAGTTATATCACCTCTCTTTGATACAGACAAAGAAGCGGATAAAACAACCTTGTCTTTAAAGTTTCTACAAATCTGCGAATCAGTACCTATATAACGTAACCCATCCTTTGTCTTGTCCCACGTTATTTTCTGTGCATTCGCGCCTATTGAAAGCACAGATACTAAAGCTAAAATAATAAATTTCTTCATAATTTTATTTTGTTTAATTGTATAACTTCTTATGTAACATACCAGACATTACACGGTCGAAAACAGCCTTATTCGTGTAGAATATTGGGTATCTATTTTCCTTGCCGTTCTGACTTATTACAAGACAAATCATAACCGTTTGCTTTTGGAGAGGCATAAAGTCGATTTCTTTCTGTACCTGCTCAAAATGAACTTCGCTTTCTATATATGCCATCAAGAACTTCTTATCGAGATTCTTCTCAGGAAGGCATACAGGTAATAGTTCTTGCTCTTTGGTAAAGAACTTTACGCTATCTTTGGTTTCCTTGTAGTCAGAAAGATTATAGCAAGGATATTCATCGTAATACTTAATGCCTAATAAAGTGGGCTCGGAAAACACTGCCGTCTTATTCATAAAAGTAAGAATGAAATAAGGCGAGCTGTCAAACTTAGGAAGTGTTACGCTAATTCCTTGCTCGTCAGCCGTCATCTTGTACTTTCCATTGACAAGAATAGTTCCGTCCTCCTGCATTTTAAAGAATTCGTCTTCTTCGTCCTCAGTACCTAGTGTGTCGGCATCAGCCTCTGCGTAAATGCTATCTAGATGCTCTTGCGTAGTATCTTTGCCAGTCGAGCTGCTACCTACAGACAATACTACTGCACCTATCAAGCATAGTCCTAGTAATCCGAAAACTATAGTTTCTTTCTTCATAACTATATAATTTTAAAGTTTATAATAGTGCAAATGTAGTGAAAATAGTTGAAAAATGCAAATTTTAGAGCAAAAATTTGTCGGTGTGAAAACATTATCGTACGTTTGCATTGTGAATAAGTTATTACAACAAATTCACGAAACAAACAGAGATAATTACGTATTTAAATAATGGCTATGGAATTATATTTGACAAAAGAAAAATTAGTCTATGATGGGTCTCAGGACCTATACATCGGCAAAATAGGCAGGAAAAGGCTCTATTGCCTTAATGATGTCTGCCGTATCTTCGGCATATTCTTCCGTGATACTAAGAAGAATTTAGTCGAGAATGGCAACTACTCCATTGGTGTAATGATACAGCGTAAGAAGAGATATATGGAGAATACCTTCATAGATTATGATGGACTTATTGAAGTCCTGCTGATGTCGAGATACGATTCAGTGGCATTCAAGAAATGGGTAGATTCTATACCCGAAACGGCATTCAAGAAATGCCAAAAGTACGTTAAGAAAACAGAGACAAGTACAGCTCGTTCAATAGCAAATAAAAATACAGTTACCAAGAAATCGGCATCAACCGCAAGCAAAACAGTCAAGTCGAAATCAGTCGAGAGTAAAAACACCGAGGCAAAATCAGTCGAGAGTAGATCAGTCGAGTCTAATTTAGTCGAGACAAATGAGTCGAGAGTTGAAAAAGGCATCCTAGCTTTCAAAATAGACCAGATTAACAATGATGGCATAGATACGTCTGAAAGTCCTACAGAAGATGCTGAGATAGACATCAAAGGTGATATGATACACTCTATCTGTAATAAGGAACGTTATTCTGTAGAGACCCTAGTATATTGCCTAGGACACCTCAACTTCTGCGCCAGGATTGCCTACTACAATAATAAGTTGATAGACTTTGACAAGGCAGTGAAACATCTTAACTGGATAGATGATTTGCGAAGAGCATTAAAGAGAAAGTATGGTCATACGCCATACTACAGAGAGTGCCCTTCTTCTGTTAGAACGAGAGAAGAAATAGCAAAATTGAAAGAAAAACGTTAAATCGTGTTGCAGTGTGGATATTTTTTTTTATCTTTGCAGCAAATTTCAAAAGCAAGTAAAATAAATGTTCACACTATGACAAGATTTGAGTTTCTAACAATTAACAAGTCGTTATGCAGGCTTATGGTTGATAATTCAATCAACCCAAAAGAGATAGAATTTCTATCCCTTGTACAGGATTATAATGATATGCGTACCAAGGAACATAAGGTAGGCTATATCGTCAGCTACCTTGCTGAAAAGTACAATGTTTCTGAACGTTTCGTTTATAAGACTGTGAAGAATATGAGTGGCAAGATTCTCTGAGAATAGAATTTCGGCAGTGGAAGTTGCAGACTAGAATTTCGGCGTTTAGTCGGAGAAGAGTCCGTTTTAACGAAGGAGAATAGTTTTAAAACCGATTCTTTCGGCGATTCTGAATACCGAAATAGCCGTGCGTGCTAGTAAGAAGACGTTCACCTGCGAGAGAAGTGCGTACGTGCGAGAGTTGTGGCTGCGGCGAGATAAGTTAAAACTCCTCTACCCTACGTTAACGCTCAGAGTTTATCAGTTAAAACATAGTTAAAGGCTGAAAATAATAGCTGAAAAATTTGCAGGTTTGGAAATGTCATCGTACCTTTGCACTCGCAAAACAAAAATGATGTTTCACTATTTAAATTACAAGACAATGGCAACAAAGAACATTTCAGAACTGATTAAGAGTGCAACGGATTATGTTGATTACACCTCTGGTTACGCTCATCTCTTCGCTGACAACAAAGGAGGCGATAAGTGCATCTATAGTGTGTGCAAAATCGGAAAGCATACATATATGGGTAAGATTACTGAAAATATCCGAGATACAGAAAAAGGCATCGGAGATGTGTGGTCTGATGCTGGCATCTTAAAGGAACAAGAGAATTGGGAGAAACTTGAAAATAGTTGTATGCTGATTGTTACGGATTCAGCAGGAAACATTCTCCAAGAGACTCCACGAAGATATTATTGATATTTCAATAAATCCATATATTGTACCTTTTAAAGGTACGTGAATAGGAATATACCGCAAAGTATAATTTAAAAAGAACATTTTGTTTGAATGGTGTTGTGCGTGAGCATAGCACCATTTTTTGTGTTTTAGAGTATTCATTAGTTAAGGTCAGCTAACACTGAGAGATAACTAGTTAAAACACAGTTAATTGAAGAAATTTCTAGAGTGAAAATTTGCAGGCTGACGGAAATCATCGTATCTTTGCACTGCGTTTGAGGGAAACCTCTTACTTAACAATATGTTTTACTTTTAAATTATAAGATTATGGTACAGTTGAAATCAATTAAGGTTAAGGTTAATTTGAGTAACTTAATGAAAATGGCTTGGGCTAACATCAAAGCCAAGACAGCCAAGAACCTCTCAGAGGCTTTGAAAATGGCTTGGGCTACAATGAAGGCTAAGGGCTTGATGATGAACCATAAGGTACGCATCGCATACCGCAAGGTGGATGGCACAATTCGCGAGGCGATTGCTACCTTGAAGTTTGATACTCCTTACGAGCGTAAGAGCACCAAGGAACCAAACTACAAGAATGTGTGCTACTACGATTTAGAGAAGATGGGATTTCGCTCTTTCTGCTCTTCCAACTTCATCTGTGTGGAGGCTATCTTAGATTAAATAACGAGTCTGGGGAGAGCTTAATCTCCCCACCTCATCAAATATACATAAACATTAAAACAAGGCAATTATGAAGACATCAGATATTACAAAAGAGTTAGTAGGTAAGAGAGTGAAGTGTATCACCATCGGCGAGAAATGCGAAGGCACTATCATTGACATAGTAGAAGAGCATGACCCAGTAACTGGCAAGCTTTGCTCCAAAGGGGTAAAAATCAAGCTGGACAAGCCAGTTCAATGGGGTGATGACTTGTATGATGTTAACGAGAGCACCGCTAGAGTTTCTGACGAGCAAGGAAACCTGCAATATACAGAGCTCATCTAATAACCAGTATGGATTTTGTTCCCCACACAAAATAAGATATATGGACTCATAAATTAATCTTTAATTCATAGTAGTATGGTAACAATAACACTTAGTGAAGAAGAGTTGCAGCTTGTTTCTGAGGCTATGACGGACTTTTATTACAGGAAGCCCATAAATGCCAAAGACGGAGCATTGAAGAGTTTGAAAGAGAAATTCCAGGCTTTAGCACTCGGCAAGAAGTCGGCATAATATATCTGTGCCGCAGGTAGGGATGGCTAATACCTCCCTACCCTTGCTTATAAGTTATCATCAGTTAAAGGAGAAGATTAATCAGTTAAAACTCAGTTAACCAACGAAAAAACAAGTTCGGAAATTTGCAGGTATGAAAATTCCATCGTATCTTTGCACCAGAATTAAAGAATAATGTTTCACTATTAAATTATAAAAGATTATGGAAATAGAAAATATCATCAGCAAATCAATTGAACGAGTTTATCAATCTTGGTTTATCAAGAATGAAGTTAGATTGAACTATATCAAGGAGACAAACAACTATCTCCATCGTATCTATGACCTCATTAAAGATGACGAGATTCTCAAATCAGCACCAGTTGTTGAACTGATGAAGAAGGTCGGTTTGGATTATGGCAAAGTATACAGAAACGGAAGAAGAGTGTCATACAATACCTTGGAGGAAGGTGTTTATAATAGCTTGGAGTACTTCCTAGGTGCAATAAGATAAAATGTTTCACTAATAAAAATTATATCATCATGAAGAATGAATTGAAGAGAACAGTATATCTCACAGAAGAAGAGTTTGCTAATGTGAGCAAAGGAAAGAAGAACATCAAAACCTTTCCAAACCCATACGTCAAAGAGATTGGTAACGTAAGATACCAAGTCATTCCATCCGACGAAGTTTGTAGCACTTCTGTGCTAACTGACAAGGAGAAAGCATGGTTTATCACTACATCTGTTAATGAGGATGTGGTGAGACTGCAAGTAAGCAAAAGCACCAGTTTCCCTACTGAGCTGGTGGCAGGTGTCGATAGATCATCGGGCATGTTCTCTATGAATAACACTCTATCAGACAAGACAGGGTGGATAAAGGCTAACGGATGCCTTGGCAGTCGCAGTGCTCTCTTCCTCAAATCAAAGGTGGATGTGGCTATCGAAATCCTAAATGAATTCGGGTTTGCATTTCCAAAATTAAATAAGTAGTATACTCATATGAGAGCATCTACACATTCATAAGCATATAAAAAAGTGATGGTGGCTATCTGTTGTGAAACAGGTAGCCATTTTATGTTATAGAGCATAGTTTGCTAAGGCTAGTTAATACGGAGAAGTCATTAGTTAATACATAGTTAAATGCAGAATTTTTAAGTTCGGAAATTTGCAGGTGCACGGAAATCATCGTACGTTTGCACTCGGAAATAACAAACAAATGTTTTACTATTTAAATTAGAAAGATATGGATACAAGACATGGAATTATCGCAGAGTGCAAGAGATTACTCTTGAATGCTGTAAAAGCAGAGTTAAGAAACAGCGGCGTGTTCGCTACAAGTTGTGATACGACCTTCATTTGCAAGTCAGGTATGATTGCTTTGCACGTTGATGAGTTCGAGGTTATTGCCGAGGTCTACGACAGTGAGAATCCTCATCGCTCCTATGATGCACTGGAGGAAGCTATTAATAACTCGACTTCTTGGGAAGAACTAGTGGAGGCTGCTTAACCTCCACTAACCCAGATAAAAAGTTAGTGTCAGTTAATGGCAGAAAGCCATCAGTTAAATGATAGTTAAATGCAGAAAAAACTAGCTTGAAAATTTGTAGGTATGAAAACAAAATCGTACCTTTGCATTGTCTTAAAGTAACAAAGACATAGCAAATAAAATAAATGTCAAACAATTTAATTTTGGAAATTATGGAACTTACAAGTACTGATTACAGAGCAATCTCTGAAATGATTTCAGAAGGCAAGAATTCTCTTGAATACACTAAGGGCAATGAAACCATTGCTATAGATTGTATACTCGAAATTGAGGGTTATGAGGAGAATGACTATTACAATGGTACTGGTGCATTCGTTGAGACTTCCAAGGAGCTCTACGTAGATAACGTAGAAAGCTGGAATGAGGAAGGTGATGATACCTCCAATGACTTTAACGAAGATGAACTTCTAAAATGGGTAGCGTAACAACTACCCTACTATTATGCAAATAACAACACTTCAAATAAGAATTATGGAAAAAGAAAATTATACAACTATCGAGCAGGTTAAGTCTGCTATCAAGAATCTCTATTCTGATATGAAGGAGACATTTAATAACAGTTTGGAAGGTATCACAGACTTCCGTGTTTATGATATTCAATGCTCTTTTGATTATATCTCGGTATCACTCGCCATCTATCTTGACGAAGAGAAGGAGGAGATTGCTCGTTGGAACATTTTAAAGTTGAGATTAGAGGAAGACATCTACGAGACTGGCAATGGTCGTAAGTTCACCTCAAACATCGGCACTACTGGAGAGTTTGACTTGGATGACAATAGTAAAGGCTCACGCAATAACTTCTACATTCAGGTAGGTAAGGTTCTCGGAAACGAAAGCTTGATGGGAACTATCTATGACGGATTGATGGTCTATGGTACTGCCATCCGTGAACAAAGAAGTAGATTAAAGAACTTACGAGAGAATGGGTAAAAGCTATAGATCAAGTTGGGGCTATTTTGCTATGATAATATTGTCAAAATCATTATAGCCCAACGATTTATCGAAGTGATCAGAATTTATAAAAAATCAAGTTGTTGGAAATAAATATGGCAAACATTTGTACAACGAATTACGTATTTGAAGGCGATGGAAAGCAGATTAATGCTCTTCACGCCATTCTGAAAAATATAGCAGAAACAAACCCAGGCAACAAAGGCGCAGACAATTATCAGTCTGATGCTAACTGGCTAGGTTACGTAGCAGAAAAGCTAGTAAGTGCAGATTACGACATCTCATCGTGCCGTGGTAACTTCTTTATCCAAGGAGTAGAAAACTGCCCTTATGACGATGATAAGCTCATTCTGAGACTTGACGTAACTTCCTCTTGGTCTCCCTGCACTGATTTGTTTGAGAAGGTGGCAGAGAAATTTGAGTGCTCTCTATATTGGATAGCAGAGGAGTTTGGATGTGATTTGTTCCAGTCCAACGACTCGGAAGGCAGATACTTTGCTGATGACACCATCTGTGTTGATGCGACCGACCACGGAATGGAATACTTCTCTACACAGGAAGGTGCACTATCATTCATCCGTGACATGTCGCAGAACAATACGCTAGAATGGAATGACGTAGATAAGCTGACATCCATCGGCATATACGTCCACGAAGTAGATTACGTTTAGTATGATTCTCGGAACACATATAAGTTTGGAGCGAGTTATTCTTATCATACGCTTATCCTTAACCTCGTGTACTGAACCTCTATGATGTGAACCGAGATAGACGATAGTCAGCAGCACTCCACTCGGCAAGTGGAGAAATCTTCATGACTACATTCGTGCTGCTGACAAATGGGTATGAGACCGCAGCAATGGGAAGTGTGGTGGCAAGGAATCATAAGACCTACTGAGGTTCGAATCCTCAGATACCCACAATCAAACAATTAGTGTTATGAAGAAATACCAGATTGAAGTAACAGAGAGACAGCTACAACTTCTCTCTTATGCGTGTGAGAAGGCTGACAGACAGATTATCGGTCAGCTTGACATCTCCTTATGGCACGACTGCATGGAGGCTTGGGAGAGAGAATATAAGAAAGATAACGGCATCAAGGGTGTTCTCCCTACCCTGCCCAAGGAATGGTATAACATAAGAACGCAGGTGGACGAGCATATCAACTCGTTACGTCAGCTATGCTGGCATCAAGGCAGAAGAACGATGTACGGCATCGGTTATGATGATACCGCAGATACCCTTTGGGATATGTACTGCGTGTTCCGCCATGCACTTTGGAACGAAGAACCTAAGGATAAGAGGTGCGATTATGTCGTGAGTGCTTATCCTCATGACTATCCGGTAGGAAGCGAACCAAATGCTAAGATTCTAAAAGTTATAGATGATGGCAAACGGAAGAACTGACCCAAAATGCAAGAAGGTGGCAATGGAAACTCCAATTTGTAGTGAGTGCTCTATTGCCACATGGCAGTGGAAGTTTGAACACCTTGATTTGACAGGTAAGCCCATCTGTCTTACGTGCCCACATAAGGAATGGTGGATAATAAGATGAACGGAAGAACCTAACTGCCAGTACTACGTTCACGGCACTCCTAAGAATAGTGTAAAGCCATCTTGAACCAATTTAGTTAATAAGCGAAGTTACGTATTAACATAACAGAGTTAATTAGTTAATTGTTAGTTAATTAAGAAAAAATCAAGAGCAAAAATTTGTATGTGTGAAAACATTGTCGTACCTTTGCATCAGAATTAAAGAACAATGTTTCACTATTTAATTATAAAAGATTATGGCAACATCATTATTAAACAGAAAGAAGTTAGTAGGTTTATATCTCGCTATTGAAGATGTCAAGGAGAATGGCTTCTCACCTATCTACTACTGCAAGGATGAAATCACAGACACCTTCGCAGATCTGAGAGACAATTTCCGTTCTGTGCTCACTGCATCACAACTTAATGCTTTGAACAAAGCAGAGAGTATCTTGGGTGATTACTACGATAATTTCGGTAGCAACTCAGATGAAGTGAGTGATGAGCTCTTGGACAAAGTTTCAAAGCTGCTCGATAGTGTTGCACCCCACCTCACAGAAGAGCAAGCAGACAAGTGGCTTTAATGCCACTTGCTACTTCCACAGAGTATTAATTTTTAAAAGTCATCATTATGTATTTGGATTTTTTTGAACTAGGATATTTGAGCCTACATCAGTGTAAGACCATCAAGAATATGATGAGTACCGAGTACCACAATTATAAGGTGAATTGGGTTAATAATGCAGGTAACTACATCTTGTCCGTAACAACTGATTACGAGTTTGATAATGAGGACGAAGGAAAAGATACATTTATATCTCGACTGGTATCAGAAGGAGCTGAGTATTACGAAAAAGCAGACTTCCTGCATCGTCTTTGTATGGCTCATTGTCGTTATCCTTACTCTTTAGTAGGCAAACAAGGCGTACACGAGGCTGATAAGAACGGAGACTACTTCTTCTTCTATCAGGATGCGGAAAAGGCGCATGAGCTTTGTCCTAGTGCTCGTATGAGCATTCTCGAAGATGGTACAAACCTTGCATACGTACCTATGATGGCTTTTGAAGAAGAACTCTACCCAAATGCGCAGAAAAGAGGTATAGAATTAATAATTATCAAACCATAAACGTAAAGTCAATGAAAGTTATAAAAAGAACCATACAAACATTCGTTGCCAATGATGGTAAGGAATTTCAAACAGAGGCAGAATGCCTTGCTTACGAGCAGGATATTCTACATAAGATAAAGTTCTACTGCGTAGACTTTGATTTCGACCTCAACGAAGGTCGTGGCTGGACGAATAATGCTTATCTAGCAGTAGTCCCAGTTCGTGATGCTGACCCAAAAGACATCGCCATAGAGTTTGCTATGCGAATTTATGGGCGTGGTCATTATCTTACATCGGGAGTACAGGGATATGGTGCTCAGAAGACCTTCCACGTAAGAGAGATAAGCAAGAGAGCCTACGATGAGCGTAGAGGAATACAATGGACGGCATTCAAGAACACTCCAGAGCAACTTTTGCTTTCTCCAATCTCTATAGAAGGCTATCCTGCACCATACGATTATACTAAGGCTTGGAATATTAGCTATTAAACATTCACATCATGAAAGAGTATCAAGTAGAAATCACAGAGACACGCACCACCATCATCACGGTGCGTGCCAACTCTGAAGAGGAAGCTGAGAAATCGGCAAGACAAGGATATGATAACAACGAGTATGAAGTAACGACACTGGATGGTGTCTATTTTGACGTTTTAAATTAATCAATATGCAAGAAGTACTTACGGCGGCGAATAACGCTGTATTGAATCACGTTAATAACAAGGAACAGATAAAAGCCGCAATGAAGGATTGCCAAGACTTGTTTTGGTCGGCTATTGCTCCTATACACTATATTACTTATCAAGAGTTCTTGAAGATTTACGATTATTACGAAGAGCATAATCTGATAAAGTTTACAGTAAAAGGTCTGCTGAATACCGTCAAGGAAGAGTTTGAGAAGTACCAGGAATATATGTCTGCTAATTATTCGTCCGAGGCGTATGCCGTCCCTTATGACCTCTCCAACAACATCTACAAAGGTGTAGAGAAGGAGATACTGGATATGAACCTCACATTTAAGTTCTATATGGAAAGAAACGGAATGAAAGATGTAGAGATTAAATCCCAGATCCAGACCGTATCTGCGTTGTTTGACTGCTGGAGGGCTATATGGGACACCTTCTTCGATAGATACAGAAAAGCTGCCCACATCAACTTTGAAGGGTATTATTCCTTTGCTAACTTGAATGTTGCCGACAAGACATTTATGCGTTTCTACAGAGTAACGATAAATCCTGAGAGATACAAGAAGTATGAACCTTGCAAGAACTATCCATCCGTGATGGCGTTCAATGCCTTGGCAGATAAGCTAACTGATGATAAGTTCGTTGATGAGAAATCTATTGTAGCCCTCACTATGAATAATCGTGTCGAAGAGTTGGCAGAAATCTTTGATAATGACAAAGGAATCATGCAAAATGCGAAGATAACAAGAAAAAATCGTTAAAATATTTGGCTATTTGAAAACAAAGTAGTAATTTTGCATTGTCTTACATTAGTAAGGCATATATAATTTAAAAAGTGAAACATTGTCGGTTGCCTGTGATAGGTAGCCGACTTTTTTGTTTTACAGAGTCTTTTCAGCTATCATCAGTTAATGGGAGAGAATGATGAGTTAAAACATAGTTAATCAAGAAAAAATCAAGTTCGGAAATTTGTCGTGCTGAAAATAACTCCGTATCTTTGCACTGCGTTTGAGGGAAACCTCTTACTTAACAATATGTTTCACTTTTAAATTATAGGAGATTTAGTAATGGATAAGTTAGATACATTAATCAAGGTTTACGATAGCACAGGTTTCATCATTTCTATCCTTGAGTTTATGCTTGAAAGAGGAGAGATAGCTGGTGAGATGAAGAAGGTAGCCAAGAAGTCCAAAGGTAAGGCTGCTAGGCTCGTTGCCGAAAATATGATTGACTATATCACCTACGATATAAAGAAGAAGGAATTTTCTTTCAATGCAATCTAACAGGAGGTATAGTTATGGCACAGGTTATAACTCATAATGGCTTTCAGTATAAGGTTGAGACGTTTGTGGCGGTCTTCTCTGAGTTTGACGGAACTCTTCTTGATGAGTGCTCTGATATGAGAGAGGCGAAGAAGAAGTTCGAAGGTTACCTATGCATTTACAAATGGGCTGCCGCTGAATGGATAAACGAAGACGGAGACCTCAACCCCAGTGTCTATGGTAATACCAGGCAGGAGGCTATCAAAAATCTCAGATCCGCCCTATAACAGGAATGCTAGCCCTTAATGTGGGCTAGCCAATAATTTAACATCACACAATTATGGAACAGAACACGACAGGTTTACGATTGTTTAAGCTATCTTGGTATCTTCAAATAGAGGAGAGAATGATAGAGAAGTGGATTACAAGAGAAGACAAGGCTAACGAGCAGTACAACGAAGTTCGAGGATCATTAGATAGAGGATGCTGGATTTCCCTTGTGGAATATAACGAGGACGAAAACAACGAACTGATACTAGGTGAAACGCTGCATTACTGCGACATCTAGCATCAATTAAAATCAAGCAGAATAATTTAACACAAAAACAAGAAAAATTCAAGAGCAAAAATTTGTCGGTATGATAATTTCTTCGTACCTTTGCATCGGCAAATAAGATAAATGTTTCACTTAAAAAATAATAGAAATGACAGTAAATCAGATTTTAAAGGAAGTAAAGAAGGAGTTCAATGAGCGCAAGAATGAAGGTTGCGTGGTTATTGATAATATGGTATCTCGCTACGGCGATGCTGACTGCGAGGAGAAGTTAGCAAAGGATGCCGAGACGTTCAAGGAGGTTGTCAAGCAGCTCAAAAACACCAGAGGTGTATACGATGTCATCGCCAGAGAAATCTCCTATGGTGGTGGTTACTACCCCAAGAAGGTTATCACTACCCTGCGTTTGTTACGCAAGCCTTGCAAGGAGTTCTCGCAGCTGAATAACTACCTGCAAAAATACACATCGGTCAAGCCTCTCAAATGGGATGACGTGCAGAAACAGCTCGTCAGTGGTAAGAGAAGTTACTACGATGTGAACGAAGAGAGACTTCTCATGCACTCCTCAAAGCTCTGTGCCGAAATTCTTGCTTGGTTACGCAAGACGAAGGCAACGACCTACAACGTTTCAGTCGAGTTCCGACAGGACAGCGAGAAGAGCAGTGGTTACAGAGAGGAGCGTGAATGGGAAGGATACTTTGATGACTATCTTGTTATCGAACTTTACACAAAGAAAGGTAACAAGTTGAAGACCAGAGCAACATTCCACGTTATGTAAAGATATTGGGGAGCTGGCTATTTATTTAATTTACAGTTTAAATTTAAAGGGGCATATAAGGAATGTCCATAAATGGTTAATAATTCGTTTTTTCGTTGGGTCAGCTCCCCCTTTTTTACTCACCATAAAAAAGTCGAGATAAAAATATGAAAGCAAAAATAGTCGAGACGGACGGAAAGAAGACGGCAGTCGAGTTGCTTGGGCTAGATCCCGAAGAATCCTGCTTTTTGGTCGAGAGGCAATTAGTCGAGCCAAAATTTAGTCGAGTTCGGGGAGTCGAGATTGAAAAAGGCGAGTATCTTGCCTGCACTGAACAAATAGATGATGTTCATTACATCTATCAGGTCAGCATATTCTATACTGACAAGTATTCTCACCGTGAATTTTACTATCTATATAAACTTGAATCACTGCGATGAGGATATGCAAGTACTGCATCAGGCGCAAGGATGGATATTGCACCATGCTTAAGCAGGCAAAGACAGATAACGACACCTGTAAGCTCTTTGAGGGATATGAGGCTCCTACTGCCCTACCACAACAAAACAAAGGCGTGAAAGGACGTTACGGCGTTGACTGGGATATGTTCTTGGCAGAAACGGCAAGAACTATGCTACCATCATTCTCAAACGAACCAGATGATATAGCCGCAGAGAAGGCGGTCTCCTACTCCAAGGCTCTCTTGCTAAAACTAAAAGAAACACTAAGACAAGGATATTAGGCATCCGTTCCATAGTTAGTTAGAATAGGTGAAACATAAGTGTAAGGATAACAAATAGAGCGAAAACTAGGATGCCTACCGGGGAGTATTGCGTAAGCAGTGCTCCCTTAATTGTTTGCAGGCTACTACAAGGCTTTCTTTTACCATCCTTGAATAAACACCCACAAAGGAGGAGAAAAAGTCTTCTTAGAAGTCCACAGCACGTGCATAGGCATAGTTTCTATTCCATTTTACAGGAGTGAAAGTAAAAATGCAAAAAGGTTTAGGCGGAGAGCCAGAGTCGGCATGAGCGAGATTTGCACCTTTTTTACACTCATTTTTGCTTTTTGACAACAAATTTGCACCAAAACATAACATAATATATTAAACAAATATTTGGATATATGATTTATTTAAAAATGTAATGAAAATATACATAAAACCACTGCAAACTATCTGCAAACATGATATACCATTTATCCAAAAACTAAACCCTATATATGCTTTAATCTATCTTTGTTTTTCCTTATATACCTTATTATATAACAAATGGATAACTAAATCTATTAATTCTTTGCAGCAAACTATTTACACCCTAAAACCATGCATTTTTGCCCCTTATTTGTTAACATCAGTTACGACGGATGTTTGGTGTGTTAAACCACTGTTAAATACCTAATTTTCTTTGCAAATTATTTGGTTATTTGATAACTTCTTTGTACCTTTGCATTGCATTTGGGAAATAATCCACTTGCAAATGAATTAATAAATAAATGTTTCACTTTTTAAATTATATGCTTTATGGCAAAAATGGATTTTTCAAACTACATGGCTATTGCTTCAAATGGATACAAAATGCTTTTGAATGCTTTTTATGCCTATCATGATGGCTATATTGTCAAATCAGAAAACATCATGCTTGATGTACTTTCATATTTGCATGATAATCATTTCTTTTCATACATGTTAAAATCTGATTTTGAAAATAATGAAATGGATTATGATTTTTATAAACCACAAATGATTGATGATGATTTCTTTTATTTGGGTGAAGATGAAAATGATTTCATGTATGAATCATTATTTGATGTGCTTTTCACAAATGCCAAATGGGAAAACTATGATTTTAAATTGCATTGTTCAGCCTCATTTCTATTTACCATATTTGGTTTTTATTTGGGTAAAAAATTAAACAATAAATTTGGGGGGTTTAATAATAACCCCAAATTCTAATAATTAACAGATTATTCACTTTTAAATTATATGGATAAACTATATATCAAAATTGAAAATGTGGGTATCTATGATTATTTGATGTTTGGTTATTATCAAAATTTGCTATCTCTGCAAAAACTATATAATGGCAAAATAAACATCAAAATAACCCACACACAAAACATTATTCATGTTTGGGTATCTTTGCCAAAATATCAATATCAGAAAAAATATGTTTTGGATAAACATAATGTGGCTATCATATACCCAAAAATTGAAAATGATTTATTAAACTTGCACCCTATAATATAAACTTATAAACACTTTGCAATATGGCACAAAAAACATTATCTATATTTGATGCACAAAACATCATCAAAACAAAAATAAAAAAACAATATGATATTTGTGAAATGGTTTCATGTGTTGATTATCAATATTACATTACCAACAAATCACACACAAAACAAATTGCAAAATTTTCTATTACCAAAAATGGAAAATTGAAAATTGCTGCAAAAAACTATCTTTTGAATGATTACAATTTAAATGCTATCATACACCACATAAATGATGATACATTTAATTTGCTTACTTAAATACCCCCAAATGGTTGCAAATGGTAAAACTACCTTTGCAACCATTTTTGTTTATCCATACATACCAAATTAAACATATACTTTGCCATATACCCTATTTAAACCCCAAATAAGCCCTTTTTACCTATATACCCTTATTAATTTACCATACCACAAAAAATAATGGATTTAAACCCTATCTACGAGAAGTCGTCCATGGATTCTCTTTTCTTTTTGTTCCAAACTGCAAACATAAACTATCTAGTATCTATCTTTCATTTGCTCCAAACATGGATAAACCTAAACAATACCATTAATGCCACATAAACCACACATAAACCTAATATCATGCTGCAAACAATAAATTGCACCCAAACAACAAATAAACACTATATACCCACATTAAACCATACCAAACAAAACCTACCATTTCTTTGCTCCATACCTTAAACACAAAACATCACAGAACAAAATTAAAACCATACATAAACCATAAATACCAAATATGGATAAACCTAAACCAACAAAAACTAAACTATCTTTGCCATTTGTCCCTTTGCTTTTCCTCAAACTAAACACAATTTGCTTTTATCTCTCCTTTGCTTTATCTTTGCCATACATAAACCCATACTATCAAACTAAACTAAATATGGAACACACAAAACAATAAATAACACTCATAAACCAAACAAAAACACTTTGCACTATAAACCATACATCAAACATCAAATAACCCCAAATAACCAAAACAAACCACATTTGTACCTATCTAACCAAAATACCATATAACTAAATATCATGCACAATATAAACATAAAAAAAATGCTGTAAACATCAAAAACCATACATCACCCCAAATATGCCATAAACACACCATATTTGCACCTATATGCCCTATATATATGTAATGATATACTACCTTTGCAATAACCAAACATCAAAAACCACAAATCAAAATCAAAATTGCTAAAAAATACATTTTATCCACCTTTGCCATATATAAAAAACTGTCTCGGAGAGATACCCACCTCTCGGACGGAGTACCCAATAGAAAATTTGCCGTAGCGTATTTTTAGAGTCGGTGAACACTCCATATAATCATCAGGACAAAATGTATGTTCTGTGTAGATCAAGACCGGATGAAGTCTGGGAAGATGTTATTGATAGTCAAAAACGAGCGTATTTTGCTACTTTTCGTAGCAAAAGAGGTGTTTCGTACGGAGAGGATATGCGAAAAACCGGTCGTACTCGGATTTAGAGTAAGGAAAGACGGAAAAAGATGTTTGTAAAAATAAATTCTGTGTTTTCATTGGGATTTTGGCTATTAAGGTAAATATTTTTCACAATGACACGTGGCAATTTTTGCGGTTAGGTTTACGGAGAAATAGTAAATGTTAGTTAATACAGGAAAATTAAAGGTTGAAAATTTGTAGGATTGAAAATATCTACGTATCTTTGCACCAGCAAATAAAATAAATGACTATATAAAATAACGAAAATTATGGGTTTACAAGACAAAGCTTTAAAGGCAAATGGACTGAGCCGTGCTTGTGGCAAGTGCAAGCTAGCTGCACCCCAGAGATTGCTGAGGTCTGCAAGAATGCCTTCGTTGAAGGTTACAAGAAAGGCTACGGACAGAATAAGAGGGATCAAGAACAGAAGATTTCCTCAATCCTTCACGATGCAAGAGAGAATGTTAGTGGAAAGAATCTATTTATATTCTTCCGTGATGTACGTGGTGATGAGGATGCAGCATTCATTGAGCGCATGAAGTTCATCAATCCAAAGGAGCAGTGTATCGGCACGGCCAGATGGAGACCGAAGGAAGAAGGCGACCCACGCCAGTTGCCTATCGCTTGGGTCAGCGAGGATGATTTGCTTAATCTCCTCGGATATAATAAGCGATTCAAGAAGCTTGAAGCAATCTCGCTTTCTGTGGGTTGGGCGGCATATCCTCAGAAAGAGTATGAGGAGAACCTTGAAAAGTATAAGGATATAAGAGCACAATTTTCTAAACATAAGAAGAAATGACAAAGGAAGAGTATCACAAAAAGATAGAGGCACTCGACAAGGAGTATTTTAATTGCGTTAGAGCCGTTGATGAAGTTTATGCTAAGGAGCGTGCCATTGCCAAGAAAGGAGATATTATAGTCTCCAATTTTGGTGTTTCTGTTGAAGTGACAGGCTTTATATTGTACAGAAGACATTATGGCAATATGCCTTATTTGTCTTATAAAGGATATATCTTGACAAAGAAAGGAACACGAAGAAAGAATCTCGAAATGATGCAATTCGCACCTAGCCAGATTGTTTCTGTTAATGGAAAGGAGGTACACTATGAGCAATATTAAAGAGATACCAGGCAAGATTTACGTCAATGCCTTGGTGGTTGCTGGTGTCCCTACAGCAAAGATAGTGCGAGCCGACATAAGAAGTCAGGAGAAGAAAGGAGACTTAGAATATACCCTGCTTAACTCCATTTGGAGAAAGCCTAGTGAGACTCCCAAGAAATACCCTGCCGACATTATCACATATTCAGATTATGGCGAAGGAACAAGTCTGGACTATGCCTTTGAGACTAGACGATATAAGAACGAGAATGCTTTCTTGGAAGACTGGGGAGAATGCACAAACGCAGTCGCTTGGTGCTACATAACTGACATTATACCGGAAGGAGGCCCGCTATGTGTGAGATAACGATAACAGGACACGTCAGCACCCTTGATGCTATGAAGTACATCTTGAAGTTCAATATCATCATCGCAAGAAATGCTTGGCGATTTTTGAACGGACTGGTGCATAGCTACCCTTGGGTATTCATTATCGCAACGATAGTTATCTCTGTACTCATCAGCTTAGTGCAGATAGGGAGCGCAAGGGCAGAGCGAGACTCCTATAACCAAAAGAATATTCACTTAACACAAAAGATAGCATCTTACGAGGCGTTATCGGGAAGGAACTAAGATATGGGATATAACAAAGATTTACCTAGAGAAGAGCAGTTGAAATCGTGCTCAAAAACTACGACAAGAAGCAAGCCGAGTGTGAGGCATTAAAAGCTGAGTGCTCTAAGCTACAAACATCGAAAGAGCAGTTGGAAAAACAGCTTGCTCAGTCAAAGACAGTGTACAAGAATATGCTTGCACGCTTTGAAGGACAGCAGCAGGCTAAAGAAAAGGCTAACTCTGTGGACTGGGAGGAAAAGTATAACCAGATCAAGAAAAAGTACGATAAGAAAAACAATATGTACTATATCTTGGAACAAAGATGCTCTGCGATGAAAAGAAGTTTCTCTAACGCTATCTGTTCCATCACAAATGCTTATAATGGTGTAACCGCCACTAAAGCGAAGCTAGATAAAGACCTAGCTTTTATTAGTGAAGATGTTGATACTACCTCTGTAATTGATATTCCAGATGAAAGAACGCAGGTGCCAACATCAAACGACTATGACATCTCCCCTACTTCATTTAAGGAATGGCGGGAGAAAGCCTTTGTTAAGTATGTTCGTTCCATCATGAAGAATTTCTTGAAGACAGGCTCTTTGCGTGGCATCTCCACTATGGCAAAGGACTTCGGTGTTTCCGCACTCACCAAGGAGCAGTTCTTCCAGTATGGCTTGAACACAGAGCATCTGACGAATGATTACATTATTAATGTATATAAACAAATAAAGAAACGATGAAAGAGATAGACAAGCTTAATTATCGCCATAAACTCGAAATGGTAGATGAGTTGATAGCAGAATTCCGAGAGAACGCTTCTCTAGTGAGTGTCAAGAACCAGATTAATGCAATATTAAAATGCTAGCTTATGAAGACATATAACGAGACTCACGAGTTTACAAGACGCAATCCCTCATACCTCACTGCAAAGGAGAGATTGAGAGATGCTAAGATTGCTAGGAAGATTGTCTATGCCCACGATGTGGAAGGAGACAACGACAAGATGGTAGAGATTTTCTTCACTAAGTGTTACCTGCTCTCCAATCCTCGCTATTGGGAGATTATGAGGACAGTGTGGTGTGCTGCTGGCAATGCAAGCAACGTAGAACGTTTCCGTGCTCTTATGCGCTCGACAAGACCTGCTAAGTCTTGGTTTATGACACCAGAGGATAAGAAGACGCTAGACGGCTTGGACTACCCTATCAGCCTATGGAGAGCTTATAAGGGAGAGCCCGACAAAGGTATATCGTGGTCTAGTAACTTTGAATGGGTTAAAGAATATGCCGATAGCCGTGGATTGCAGATTAAGAACAGATTGTTTAACAAGGACGAAATCTTCGCCTACATATCTAGACGTGGTGAAGATGAGTTTATAATTCTTTAGCAGTAATATAAAAGCAAATAAAATAAATGACAAAATGGAAAATGTAGAAATATTTAATGATTCGTTTCAAAATTGGAAGACGTATTCTATTCCAAAAGCGCAGCTTATTCTAACAGATGTTCCCTACGGAATTTCTGAAAATGCCTACGCCTCCAATCCATCTTGGTATGTAGGTGGGGACAATAAAAATGGAGAAAGTGAAAAGGCTAAGTCCCAGTTTTTCTATAATGACAACGAGTTTCGACCTGCTGAGTTTATGCACTTTTGTTCAAAAATGCTTGTAAAAGAGCCTAAAGAGACTGGCAAGGCTCCTTGCATGATTCTGTTCTGTGAATATATGCAGCAGTTCAAGTTTATCGAACTTGGTAAGAAATATGGGTTGATGCACTATATCCCTTTGGTATTTCGAAAGAATTTCTCCGCTCAGGTGTTAAAGGCTAATATGAGAGTGGTTGGCAACTGCGAATATGGCTTGATACTATACAGAGATAAGTTGCCTAAGTTCAACAATAACGGACAGATGATATTCAACTGCTTTGACTGGACTAGAGAACTAGGAGCTACTAAGATACACGATACACAGAAACCTATCCCACTGCTTGAACGTCTAATAGAGATATTCACAGACCCAGGCGATGTGGTGATAGATCCGTGCGCTGGAAGTGGAAGTACACTCCGTGCTGCTGCAAATTTGGGACGTAAGGCATACGGCTTTGAGGTAAACAAGAAGTTTGTGGAGCTATCCAAGAAGTATATGCTAAGTAAGATTGAACCAAGATTATTTTGATTATGCTAACAGGAACGATGGTCGCTAGCGACCTACAAAAGATATACGATTGCGACAGGGAGCGGATATACCGCTTCCTTGACCGCAAGGAAACAGAACTGAGAAGACAGCTAAAGAAAGGCTTTTCTCGAAAGTGTGCCAAGTGCTATGACTACAAGACAGCCAACGCTGACTACAAGCTGTCTCTCTGCGTGTACAGCAGGAGAAGTATCATTGATACCTATATGTACATCAAAGAGACAAACGAGTACATCTTGGTAACGGCTAAGGCTAGTCAGAACGATGATGCCTGCATGGTCTTCACTCCCCACTACATAAGACGTATGGGAGAACGCATCTACGGAGACAAGGAAATGGAGGTAAACAAGATACTCACGTACTTCATCCTCCATAGTAACACTTCCATCAACATCTATCATCACGATAGAAACTACGTCTTTGCCACCAAAGGCGGTATTTCCCTCGCCATCTTTGACGAGAGAAGAAACCTTATGGTACTAAAGACGTTCGTCAGCGTGGAAATGTTGAAGAACACTCAGATTGAGGCTTGGAATCGTGTTGCAGGTATCATTGAGACATTTGACAAGTTTGTTGAAGATGAGTCGGCAAGAAATGGAACGACAACAACCGACCTGCTGAGACAACTAAGTGTAGAAATCTCCAAGCTGGACTTGGACGAGATAAACAACATATACGGAGAACATTTTAACAAGAAAAAGAAATGGTGATATTTTATCGAAAAGGAAAGAAGGTACTTCGTCGTAAGTTTGATGACTTCGTACCTAGCAAAGGTGTAGAGATTGAGCTTGATGACGTCACGTACATCGTCAGCAACGTAACTCTACGTTTAAACAAGAATGATGTGGTTATTGACTTGGAGGAAAAGGTATGAAAGAAAGATTTAAGAAGGTAAAACGAGTTATTGATGGTTGCTTGATGTTTGTGTACATCAAGGAAATCAAGAAGCACTGGTGGGCTAAATGGAAGGTCGTGATGGATGGTGCAGCACCTTTGATATTCTATAAGCTGCCGGAAGGAGTTCAGGCAGTTAATGAATTTCCGAGATTCGGCATCAACCTTACACGCAAGGATGAAGGTGTAAATATTGGGAGATACCCTATTAAGCCTTCTCCGTTACCTCCTCCACCTGCAAGATTTCCTAAAGGAGACCCAGTAATCAGAGCTAGCATGATGGATATGGTGCGTAATGCCGATGAGATTTACGTAGGCATCCTGCAAGATGGTAAGTATTACCTTGCCAACGACACCACAAGCATAGAGAGTTTCCGAGATTTAAAGTCATTGGAGATTGATGAAGATGGAGAAACTGACTGATGATATAAAAAAGCAGGTGTTTGCCTACTTGCTCAAAGATGAGTTGGAGCATCATCACGAGATAGATATGTGGAGAAAGAGAATAGATAGAAAAACTTGAACATATATTTTAAACTCTTTTTTTTGGTTATTTTATAGTATGTAGATTTGAATAAGACAACCGCCGAATCCGTGATGGACAAGGCGGTTTTTTGTTACTGCATTTTCGGTGCAGTGCTTTTCGAGCCTAAAAATCTAATATTTATTATAATAGGTGTAACTTTGCCGTTGAAATTAATAAACATATTATGGCAAAGTTAAAAATTTACAACCCAATTACAGATGAAGAGGATAAGGTTATCCTCAGCGACTGGTTCGGTCTTGATGGTATTTGCTATAAGGACATTACCGAGTTTCTGGATAGTATGGACGAAGACGATAATGACATCGAGCTTCTTATCCACTGCCCAGGCGGTGATTGCATGGAAGGATGGGCTATTTACGATAAGCTGCGTACTTCCGGCAAGAATATCACTGCGACTATTGAAGGTATGTGTGCTTCTATGGCTTCCGTTATCCTCTTGGCTGCACCAAAGGAGAGACGTTTTGGTTTCGAGAATGCTTCTCTGCTTATCCATAATCCAGCAGTATGTGGTCTAGACGTAGGTACTTGCGAGAGACTTACAGCCGATGAGATTGCAAATCTCAAAGGTAAGTTAGGAGCGCAGGAGGCAGCCCTTATCCAAGAGCAGAATAAAATCCTTGACTTGTATGTTAAAAGGACAAAAGCGAAGCGTGACGAGCTTCAACAGCTTATGAACGAAGATAAGTTCATAACTATGGATAAGGCTATTGAACTTGGCTTCATTTCTTCGGTCGTACAGCCAAACACGGCTAGTGTTGATTCACATTTAAACAAAAAGAATATGGCAAAAGAAGAAAAAGTAACTATTGCAAGCAAGGTCGTACAGCGATTGCTTTCTTTGGCAGGTATTGCCAAGATTGAGGACGTTAGCGTTCCTCTAGATCAGAACATCACTGCCGTTGATGGCTCTGTTTTCACCGTAGAGCGTGAGGACGGAGACCCAAAGGTTGGTGATAGAGCCTACCCAGATGGTAAGTATACCGTAGAGGATGGCACAACCATCGTTATCGAAGGTGAGGTCATCAAGGAAATCACAAAGGACACCGAGGATAAGGCTGAGAAGATTGCTCAGCTTACTGCGTCCCTTGATGAGAAGACCAAGCAGGTTAATGACCTCAACGCTTCTTTGGGGGTTGTAAATGCCGATAAGGCAGACTTACAGAAGAAGGTCGATGAAGTGACTGCTGCTAATGACACCTTGAAGGCTGAGAACGAGAGTATCAAGGCTGAGCTCGAAAAGGCAACTGCCGACATTGAGGCGTTGAATACCTCAAACGCAGACCTCACCAAGGAGGTAGAGACATTGAAGGCTAACGTTGAAGCTCTCACTGCTGACAAGGAGGCTCTCACTGCTTCGCAGAAGACAGATGAGGAGAAGGAAATCCTTGATACCGTAGCTAAGGCAGGTGGCAAGGAGTGGTTCGACAAGGTCTGCAACATGCAGTCTACTTTCCATGCTGGTAATCGCCAGTTCTCCGCACACGGAGACAAGGATGCTGGCAACAAGAGCAAGACACAGCAGATGCTCGATGCCAAGAAGGCTGAGTTCGAGGCAAAGAAGGCTAAGTTTAACAAGTAATTATTAACAAATTAATCCGTATAACAAATATGTCACAATTAATCAATTTCAACAACTTTACGGTCGATAATGGCGCTGTTAGAGACCTCAACGAGTTGCTCTTCACTTCGGTGTTCAAAGACCCTGCGTTGGAGAGTATCATTGACTTGACTACCAATGCTGAGAATGGTAAGCATATCGGCTATGTAGACAACATCGGTGATGTAGGTACCAAGAGTTCTGGTTGTAAACCAACCTATTCTAAGGCTACCATCAACGGCTTCGAGAAGGTATGGGCTCTTGGTGAGTGGAACATCCCTATCGAGTTCTGCTACAAGGATTTGTCTAACACCCTCGCTAAGTATGGCATGAAACCAGGCACAGAGCGTGGCGATTTGCAGAACACCCCTTACTGGGATAAGCTCGTTATCCCATTGCTGCAGAAGGCTATCAATGAGATGTTTTGGCGTTTGATTTGGTTCGGTGACACGGACGCAAAGAATGTCGCTAGCTCAGGCAACATCAAGGCTGGTGTAGATACTGCGCTCTTCACTCCATGTGATGGTTTGTGGAAGCGTTTGAATGCTATTATCGCTGCTAACTCTGACCAGAAAACTGAGATTGCTGCTAATGCTGCCGAATCTAAAGCAGAACAGAAATCAAAGATTCGTGAGAAGGGTGTTGCTATTGGCATCGTTGACAATATGTTGGTAGACGCTGATGGTCGTATATTCGACAAGGATCACGCATTGTTTATGACTAACTCTTTGTTCAAGGCACTCCGCTCAGACTTCTACGAGCGCAGCAAGTATCAGCTTACCACAGAGAAGCTGATGGAAGGAGTTATGCTCTCTGAGTACGACGGTCAGACAGTCATCGTCCTTGACATCTGGGATAGAATGATTAAGAAGTATGAGGATAACGGCACCAAGTACAACTTGCCACACCGTGCTCTCCTCGCTCCTATTGACAACCTTATGGTCGGTACATCTGATGATAATATGTTCTCTCAGCTTGACATCAACTTCGACCACAAGGAGCGTCAGAATTATATCTATGCCGCAGGTGACCTCGGCACTATGATTGGTGAGGATGAACTTGTACAGGTTGCACTTTAAGGAAGGAGGTAGTTATGTCAGAAGCTTGTGATTACAAATTGGCACAGAACATTGGCGCATCTTGCGACAATCCTCAGGTGCAGGGTTTGAAGAACAAAGGCTATCTCATGAACTACGATGATATTGACTTCGACTCTCTCGTAAGAGACGAAACGAATAGCAATATTGTGAAGACTCTGACTTTAAAGAGCAAAGCAAAGGCTTACTCGGCATACGTGCCGGGTAAGACCCCTTTCACAGGAACAAAGTCAGAGATGCAGACAGGAACGTTTATGAACACGTTCAACAAGACTGCATCAATCGTAGTTTTGGATAGCGGTCCCGATGTAGCAAAGAATATTATCGACAACCTCGCAAATGGTAAGTTTGTTTTCATTATGGAAAACAAATACCAAGGTGACGAAAAGAAGAATACCTTTGAGATTTATGGTTTGGAGCAGGGTATGACTGCTTCCGAAATCACTAACGAGAAGTATTCAGAGGACACCAATGGCGGTTGGGCTGTTACCCTCGTAGAGGAACAGGCACCAACAAGTGGTATCTTTATGTTTAATACAGATATTACTACTACTCGTACAGCGTTGGATTCTTTGCTCACTGGTAACGTCTAAATGCTTAGCCTATGCTAGGATATGAAGAAACGATGGTGCTCCTTGACGAAATGAAACCACATTATGATGATGGGTTTACATCTTCCGAGAGGAGCACTATTGAAAATTTATACAATACTATATGCAGGAAGCTCATTCGTAGGAGTGGCTGCTCTGATTGCTACAGAGACGCATATATTGAAGTAGTAACAACACTTAAAAGATTAGGAAAAATGCCAAAGACACCTTTATACGTATTAAAAGCAGGTGCTGTACTCCATGAGTTCGGCAGTGCTGACTTCTATACCCTCGGTAATATTCCAGAGGAGTTTGCCGATAAATGGCTCGCCAAGAGACCAGAAGACATTAAATTGTTCGAGCAGTATCCTGCTGACTGGCAAGAGCGTGCTCAGAAAGCCATTAATGGCATTGGTGCTCCTTCCGAAAATAACGGAAATGCAGAGCACAATGACACTGGTGATGGTGATTCAGAAGATCACGTTGATGCAACTGGTGCTCCTTCCGAAGAGCAGAAGCCTACCGCAAGACGAGGCAGACCTGCAAGCAAGTAATATTTAATCCATTGCAATTATGAATATAAACAACGTAAAAAGAACAGACAAGCGTTTGGTTTCTCCATATTGGAGTAACTTAAACATTCAAGCATACGGTCGTGATAATCTCTACCCTCAGAGAATGTTAGACCTGTTGCGCTGTTCTACTACAGGTGGTACGTGCTGCGACCGATACGAGACGTTCATAGAAGGCGATGGATTATTTGATAAGGACTTTTCCGAGTATGTATGCAACAGACGTGGAGAGACCGTTGATGACCTCTACAGACTTATCGCACAGGATATGGCAAACTTCCATGGATTTGCTCTTCATGTAAATTATAATATGATGTGTGAAATCGTGGAAGTTTGCCACGTTCCTTTTCAACAGTGCAGGCTTGAAGAGGAGACTGAGGACGGAAAAGTTATTAACATCGTTGTGCATCCTGATTGGACTGGTAAAAAGACACGAAAAGGAAAAACTATCTTGGTGAACAGAGAAAATGCCAAGAGAGTTTTTGTCTTTAATCCTCGTAAGAGCGTGGTGATGGCACAGATAGAGAAATGTGGTGGAATAGAGAATTATAGAGGGCAAATACTTTGGTTCTCTATGGACGGAAAGTTTGTCTATCCTATTCCTATCTACGACAAGGCAGTTACAAACCTCTCTATAGATGAAGGACTGGATAATGTAAAATACCGCAATGTAAGAAACAATTTCTTGCTAGCTGGTATGCTTATCCACAAGAAAGGAAATACAATCGGGTTAGACGATGACGGCAATCCTATAGAGTTTAACGAAAACGATAACCCTATTTCCAAGACCCTTGACATCTTTCAGGGAGACGAGAACGCTTGCGCTATCATGGATGTAACAGTCCAGCAGGACGAAGATGAACCAGTCTTTAAGTCTTTCGAGGCTCAGAACTTTGACAAGAAGTTTGAAACCACGGAGAATAGCGTTATACAACGCATCTATACCTCATTCGGTCAGGAACCTTGGTATCGCATCATAGATGGAAAGTTAGGCTTTTCTAGCGATATTCTCACTGATGCCTATGAATACTACAATTCCTATGTAAGTAGGGAACGTAGGGCTATAAGCAGAGAATTGAAGAAGGTCTTTGACCATTGGCATGAGGTCGCTAATAATAGTGGTAACTACGAGATTGAACCATTGAAGTTTATAAGTACTACGCAGAAATGAGAAAACAACTTATCACAGCAGAAAAGATTAAGACTCTCGGCAGACCTATCGGAAAGATGGTAGCCGAGAATAAACTTGATGCTTATATCAATGAAGCCGAGAAACTGCACGTAAAGCCGTTATTGGGTGATAACCTATATCTTTTCCTGCTTGAAAGTCTTGATGATACAGGCGAATTAAAAGAGGAAACAGATGATAGGCTAAAGATATTGCTTGATGGCGGTATCTATAACGATGCTGACTATGACAGCAGCAAGGCTGATAACAGACATCAACTTGAAGGCTTGCGTGTTGCCCTCTCCTACTTTGTGTATGCAGAGAATACTATGAGTGGAGACTTTGAGAGCACACGTTTTGGAACAGTTACAACAAACAATAACTATTCCACTCATATAAGCAGGAATTATAGATCAGACCTCTATAACAATGCTATTGATAAGGCTAAGGCTTTTATGGACGAGTGTCTCACCTTCTGCAAGGTCAGTGGTCTCATCAAGGAACAAGGGAAGAGCAAGGTGAACATAGGGGGATGCACAATTCGTAAAATAGGATAAAATTACACATTATGGCAACAATAGAAGATATAAAGACAAGAGCACAACAAATCAAAGACGCTACACAGGTCGGTGAGAATACAGCCGAGAGGGTAGGCGGTGCTCTCGCTGGTCTTGCGGAGATTGCAGAGCAGCAGGATTCTAAACTCAGCGGCTTATGTGATAAGGTTTCCATCAAGGACGAGGAGGGTAATGTTCAAGATACTCCATTTAGAGTAATCGAGAATGAGGAGTTTATCAAAGCAATAGTAGATTCAGAAGATAAGATTCTCTTTGGTTTCCGTAGAGATACTGGCAAGCCATATTATCCTCTCAATGAAATGTATCATGTCATTCAGAATGAGGAATACTTTGCTGCTTGGGTTACTACTGACGATAAAATAGTACTTGGTATTAGAAGAGATGGACAAATCATTGGTGAAATCCATGCCGTCAATGCATTGAAGCAAGTTATCTCTCAGCTTCAAACAGACCTTGCATCATTGCAGGAGAAGGTAGGTACAATAGATACCAATCTCAAAGAACTCCTCGATGTTTTCTCTTTGCAGGAGAGCGAGGAATTTCTAGCAGTCGAGCAAGATGCAGAAGGTAAGATTCTTTCATCAACAAATCCTGATGGTAGTCACTATATTCGTAATGCCCAATCAGAAACTATTCCAACAGAGTTTTCTCACATTGAAGACCCAGAGGGAAGAACCGAAATTACAACAGATTCTGATAGCAAGATTCTTGGCTACAGAGATTCGGAAGGTACTCGCCATGAACATAAGATTTCTGTTAATCACTTAGATTTGTCAGACGAAGCTGCAACAGAAGTAAATGAAGCCTTTAAGTCTGCTGGTGTCAAAATGGAGAATCCTTCAGATTTCAGCAAGGATAGTCATATAGAATTGCCTATACCTCGTATTGCTGCACAAGTAAGAATCTATGCTCCTAAGTTACCTACAACGAAGCAGGATAATATAGAAGCTAAGATAGAGTACAATGACAAGGACGGAAACTATTTCAAAAAGCCGGTGATTCTTAATGCACAAGGTTCTTCATCTATGAGCTATCATGTTAAGAATATGGCAATAGACATCAATGAAGGCAGCGAGATTAAGTTTGGAGATTTTCCGACACAAGATAGTTTCCACTTAAAGAAGTACTATATTGATGCTTTCCGTGGTCAGTGCATTGTAGGCTATTGGCTAATGGAGCAGGTGTATAAGTCTCGCCCTATCGGTCAGCAATATCCTTACGAATACTCTATTGCTAATGATAGCGTTTCGGAAGGACTTGGTAGTCCTAAAAAGGATTTCTTCACTGGAGCAAAGTGCCATCCCGATGGTTTTCCTGTCAACATCACTTGGGTTAACACTGGCGATGGTACAGAGACAGACATGGGTATCTACGCATGGAATCTGGAGAAGTCTAAGGAAATTTACTATGCTGATAAAAAAAAGGCTGAGAACATCATTCTTGATGGAGAGATAGGACATGACTCTATTTTTGCAGGAACAGTAAACTGGTCGAAGTTTGAAATAAGAAATCCAAAGTCACTAATTGATATTAATGGCAACAAGTATGATGGAGACAATCCTAAAGAGCTTTCCGACACAGATAAGAATAGCAAGAAGGTGAAGGGTTATATTACTCGCTTGTCAGGAGTAGTAGCTGCATTGAAGGAATCAAACACAAAGGAAACTTTCGAGAAATACTTCTTGGTGAACCCTTTCATTGATTATTTCTTGCTGTTGCAAGTATGCTATCACTATGATGGTTCATACAAAAACTGGATATGGGTAACACACAATGGTCTTCAATGGACTCCAACAGCTTATGATATGGATTCCATATTTGGACAATCATGGAATGGAACGCATGAAGTACCTACATCTGACAAGGTGTATTGGAATTGTGATGGTGCTTGTATGGGATTACCACAACTCTATGCTGAAGAAATGAAAGCTAGATACAAGGAGCTTCGTGACCTAAAGATATTTGATGCGGACAATATTGTTGGCTTGCTCAACAAATGGCTAGGAATGATAGGCTATGACAACCTTACCAAGGAATATGACCTATACCCAGAAACTCCATCCTATCGTGATGGAGGGGTAAGCGAGAACTGGGAAATGGTGTATGATTTCCTTAGTGGTGATACTTATTCTGCAGAGAAACAGTACGCTGTTGGCGATAGGTGCTCCTATGGTGGAATGATATTCAAGGCAAAGGTTCAGACACAAGGTGTTCCTCCTTTGACCAAGACATATAGTAAAAATCCTACTCAGGGAGGTTTCTATAATTCTCCAAAGAGAGTGTACAACTGGCTTGTCAGCCATCTAGCTTTCTTGGATGAGAAGTATGAGTATTCAAAATAAAATATTAATAATTAAAATAATTAGAAATTATGGATAATAAATGTTTAGTAACAAGATTGAATGGAGTGACAGAGAATATGTCACTTCCACGATTAGGCTTCATTAAAGTAAAAGTAGAAGCTGTTACTTCTCCAACAGTAGTAACACAAGGTTTTATGTTCAGTCCAATAATACATACAGTTATAACTATTGATGGTGACGGATACTTCACTGACGGGTCCCTTTCTCAAAACCTTGGAAAGTCAAAGAGCATAAATGCCAGCACTTTATCACCTATCTATGTGAGCAATGGTAATTTTTACGTGAACATTCCTAAGAAAGTTACCACATTCATTCCTAAAAACAACTCTTCACAAAATGGATCTGCGGAAGCGAACAACAAATCCTTTGATATTGACCAACTAAAGTTTAGTACCAGTATTCGTTTTATGGAAATTTCCAATACAGGTGCTTATGGAGATATTGCAGCCTTTGCAAACATGACATCATTAAAAGACTTGTATGTATCAAATGCCAAAGGTTTGTATGGCAATATTGCAAGCCTTAGCAAGTGCCCTATTACTACATTCTACGCAGAGAGTACAAGTCTAGGTGGAGATATTGCCAATTTAAGTAAATGCTCCATTTGTGTGCTTCAAGGCTCTACTGGTTTTTATGGAAATATTGAGAATATGCCAAATGTATCTCATGGATATTTCCAAGGAAATGCTATTTCTGGTGATGTATCAAAGTTAAATCGTGCATCCTTGTTAACTGGAGCAACTTGTAATTGGTCTTGGAAGACTGAGCGTTCAAGTGATAAAACTATTATAGCATTTACAGACGGAAACTTTGGTTCTGACTTGGATGCTATGCTCATCAATCAAGCCAAGTGTGCAGCTGGTTCGATAAAAACCATAAAAGTACAAGGAACACGTACAAATGCTAGTGATGCAGCCATTGCTACTTTGCAAGGCAAAGGTTATACCGTATCAATAAGTTAAGACAAAGAAAGGAAACAAGATATGAATAAGTTAACAAAGAAGTATAAGGTAGTACATGAGGGACCCAAGATGGTGTTCCCTCTGACAGAGGAAGGTGACAATGCTGAGGTATTCCCAGCAGTAACTGCCACCGCAGTAGAGTTTGACAAATACTCAGAAGCAAAGGCTTACGTAGATGAGCATAACTTGGTGTATGAGAAACCAAAGTATGGTGAGCAGATGTAAGCCTCTTAAAGTCTAAAGTATAAGTAAATGGTGAATCGAAAGACTCACCCTTTACTTGCTTTACAAAATTTTTCGTGGGGGTGTAATTTAAACTGTGTCAAGCTACAATAAAAGTAGTTTAACACAGTTTAGTTTACACTCTCATTTTCGTCTATCCCAGGTTCCTTCACCAACTCATCCATACCTTTCTTGAAATCTTCTGTTTTCATTTCCTTTCTTATATTATCTATTATTTCACTTTTCTACAATAGTGAAATCTAGAGAGGTCACTATGGGTATTTTATAAATTCCTTTTTCATATCTTTGTCACAAAAATGCAAAGGAAGTCATTTGCAAAATTAACGGATAATATATCTGTTCTGTCAAATAGGCTTACTTTTGCAGGATAAAAACAAATAAATTATGGCGAAGGTATTAAGTAATTTGTTTTATGCAATAACGATATATGGAGTAGTTTTCTACTTAAAGAGTAGATTCCACTTTGATGATGGAACAATCAATGCAATAATGGAGACTGGGTGTTTCTATGCAAACAGTATACATATACAATTTCAAGCTTTTGTGGATAAAGATGAACAGTTATGTTCATCAATTTCTGTGCTTAGTATTTTATAAGTATCATAGATTATTACTATCTTTGTGCTCAGTAAATATATTATAATAATGTGTATGAAGATTAGTAGATTATTTGAGTTCAACAAGAGAGACTATATAGGTCTGGCTTGTTGGTTTGTGGTAGGTCTAGTTTTTAACTTACTAGCCATACCTGTGATGATTATTAGAGAGGTGTATCAATGGAAGCATTACCACTTAAATAGGTTTGAATGGGAAGATGTTGTGAGGTATTCCATTGTAATTGCTTTCAGTTCGTTAGTTCAGTACCTTGTTTTAGGTATGCTAAGTATCAATCTGTAAATTTAGTGAAGTTTAACGGAAAAGTTTGCACATTTCTTTTTGATTTGTGCAAACTTTATATTATTTTTGCAGCAATCATTTAAAGTTTTTAGAATAAATCAACAGAATATTAAATTAAAAATAGGAATTATGAAAGAAGGCAAGAACAATGAAGAAAGTGGTATGCCTACCCTTTGTGAGAGGCATATCTGGAAGTTTTACGAGTGGGCGGTTATCCTCGCTCCTATCGTGCTGATGTTTTCTCATTGGTACATTTTCTATCTGTTCTCGCAGAACAAGCATGAGTTGATGCACTATTCTGACGAGAACGAAATCTGCATAGCGTGGATATATACGGTTTTGTATCTTTACATTCCGATAATGATACTGCCTGCCACATATTTCTTCAAGTGGTGCAACCTGTTTAGAGTACCGTTCGTGTACTTCTTCTTCATTAATATAGAGAGATGGGAGTATGGCTCTTGGTTCTGCACGAATGAGATGGTAAAGACACATATCGTGTTGATAAAGTGTATCATGGGTCTCTATGCTTTTGAGTTGGTTGAGATATTCTTGTCAAACCTTTCCAATATTGTAAACTTTGGAAAGAATTGCATAGTTGTATCTTACCTATATATTAAAAGAGGTGTATTGTGGATAAAGGATAAGATGTTCACCTTATCCGAGGAAGAGGAACGCAACCTGCAAGAACTGGAGTTCCAACTTTTCCGTGAGAGAATGGAGAAAAGATTAAAAGAGGAGGGTATGGTATGACGAACAAAGAGCAATTTCTTTTCTCCGCCTTGGACTTATTCAAGGATATGATTAAGAACGGAGAGTGTAGCAAACAAGACATCAACTACTTCTGTGATTTCTCTAAGAGAGAACTAGACAACAGAGGTGCTAGCGTAGGTAAGAAGCAATGGCTTACTAAGGAGGATGCTAGCGAGATGTTGGGAGTGAGTACATCAACTTTTGACCGATACGTATTGAAAGGAGGACTACCTAGAGGCAAGAAGATACTCGGTCAGAAGAGTTTGGTGTGGAAGCGTGAGCAAGTTGAGCAATGTAAAATGTTAATGTTGCTCAAAGCAAAATAGTGGTTATCAACAACTTAAAAGAAAAGGTTGGGCAATGTAGTGTTGCTCAGCCTTTTTTGTTGTACCTTTGTCAGCGTAATCGGTTACATAGTGTTAGTTAACTTTTAGGTAATTTAAATTGATTGTAAGATGGATATGACAGAGAACAAAGACCATATCGTAGAGAAGAAGGTATACGAGGATGGCAAGAAGGAGTATGCGTCTAAGGGTGTCGGGAATGCTGGCTTGACCCTAGGAATTATCGGTACTGCCCTTGGTGCAGGTGCTTGGCTTTGCGGAGGCAACCGCTCGGTGTTCGGCTCTCTTGGTGGTGGCAATATGCCAGAGAAAGTGAATATCAACGCTTACGGCAATGGCTCGGGTAGCTCTAACTCCCCTACTGCCTTGCAGGTACTGGAGAAGGAGAATAATGATGAGGTTATGTTGTTGGAGAAGCTCTATGGCTTGTACGACAACGTGAACACCAAGTTGTTCAACTTCCGAGACAAGGACATCAACGAGAAGTTCGGTCTCTACAAGAGCCTGAACGATGCCGTGAACGCAGAGACTATACGAAGCATGGAGGCTGAGTTTGGTAACTACAAGTATGCACGTGATTCACACGACAACTTGAAGGACGCAATGGTTAAGCAGGGCTTTGACCTCTACAAGTCTCAGAGAGATGGCTTAGATGCCGTCAATGAGAAGTATGAGAAGAAGTTCTGTGAACTTGACAAGAAGGTTGCAGTCATTGAGGCTCTTGCTCCTTACAAGGAGAAGCTGATGATGGCTTACGTCAAGGAGAGCACTTGCAACTGCATCAGAGGTCAGTTGATGCTTCCGAACACTCCAGTCCTTAGTGGCTATGGTAGCTACAACCCTTGTGCACCAGTCACCACGACCACTACACCCAGCACTGGTGCGTAGCAAGGCAAAGACCGTGAAACGGACTAAGAAAAAAAAAAATTGAGTTGGTGAGGGGTGTCTATCTCTCGTAGGTGATGCCCTCTCACCTCTCTATATAATATTCACCAACTTAAAAGATATACGAGTATGAACTTTGGAAATGACCCACTTCTGAATTACGATGCCGCACAAACGATGCAGGCGGACACCGATGCTATTATGAGGCAGATTGAAGAACTGAAACAGAAAAGGCAGGCAATCAGCATGCAAGCGCAAGTATCACAGACTCCCCTATTTGATGAGATTGATAAGATAGAGGATAGTTTCACTGATTCTCAGAAGCAGTTCCTAATGCAAAACCAGGAATATGTGGAAAGCCTGCAATACGTATCTAAACTAGTGCAAGACGAGGAGTTGCGCATCATACGACCTCGCATTGAGGCTACTGAACGTGGTAAGGATGCTTTGAAGCATCACCTATCTGTGGTTCAGAAGTTGAAGAAGTCTATGGCAAAGGAAGAGGAGCAGAAACGAGCTTTGCTTGATGACTACCTCACTAATTACCCAGATATGGCATACAAAGATTATCTCGCAATGATTAACAATAAGAAAGGAAACAACAAATGAATATACCTGCACTCAAAGATAAGTTCCTCGACAGCCTCGATTTGTGGCTCGAAGAGCGTGTTGATGATATGTTGAAAGACAATGCGGCTATGGCTATCCCTGCAGTCTATATCAAGAGAGGTTGCCATAATATCATCAACAAGTATGAAGGAAAGATAAGTGATGGAATAGATAAGGCTGCTTTATTCCTTGCAGACGAGAATGGCAATATTGATGCCAACACTCTGTTTAAGGACGCTATGGAGTTGTTTAAAGGAATGGAAGAAATGCCATTTGACCTTGGCTTAATTGATGGAGTGATAGGCAAAGGAAAGGTTGCTATCAACTTGCCCGACAATATACTGATGAGTATACTCTTCGGTAACAAGAAAACCATCACGTTTAATGAGAATGACTTCTTGGAGCTAAAATCTTTGCTCCTAGATCAAGAATAGAAACTTTTACGATTGATTGATATATGGAACAGAAAGAAATGATGAGCGAGTTCTCTTCGCTTTACGGAATGATGGTTAACTCCGGTAAGCCTGAGTACATGCATACCTTTGGTGAGGTTATGAAGTGCATGATGAAAGATATGGTAGCTATGAAGCCAGACTTGGCACAAGAGTACCTTGACAAGCTATGTTCTATCAAGTGGAATAACTACTTGACTAAGAAGGAGGCTATGACCATTGTGTCCGGCATGAATCCTAAAGGCGGTTGGGACTATGCAGAATGGGAGAAGATGATGGAGAAGCTAGACGCACGTGTGGAAGACACACCTTATTATAATAGGTATGCTCTCTTCGTCACTATGAATATGGTATTCTCCGATAGTGCCACAAGCATAGCTGTGATAGCAGGCAAGACACTGGAGGAAATCCCCGAAGACGAGTTGTTTGCTGACGTACACATGCTCGCTCTCGACAAGCTGGAAGACAAAGATGGAATGTTTGACATAAGAGAGTATTTTCACGTATAGCTTTACTGATGATGTTTCACTGGTATCTATAAGGATGTATCGACAAAAAGGTGCATCCTTATTTTATGCTGCATAATCCGTGCAGTGAAAAGATTTGCCCTAAATTGTATCTTTGGATAAGAAGTTGTAACTTTGTGTCAAAAATATAATAATGGAAGTAAATCTCATCATAACGATTATCAATTCTGTAGCAATACCTATCCTTAGTGGAGCGATATTCTACAACTCTAGAAAGAGAAAAGAAGCAGCTTTAGCCAGTCAAGCAGAAAGCATGGCTATAGCTACATCTGCCGATGGCTGGAAACAACTTTGTGAGAAGAGGGACGAAGATGTTAGGGCTAAAGAAGAAGAGCTTAGGAGAAAAGACGATAAGATAGAAACTCTTTTTGATAAGGTCAATCAGTTAAGGGACAATATCAGTGATTTAGAGAACAAAAATCACGAACTTGTCATGCTGAACCAAGAGTTAGAGTGGAATCGTTGTGAAGTTAATGGGTGTTCAAACAGAAAACCACCTAGAAACAGGGAGAATTTACGGAAGTTAAGTTTAGAAAACAATATGATGTATGTTGATAGAACTGATTAAGAACGGCAGTGGCGTTAGCTGCAAATCATTCTTCTTGGTATCTGTAACAATCGTAGGTAGTTTACTTCTGTTGGCAGTATGCTTCGGCATTATATGGGAGGAACTTACTAACGGGTACATCAAGAGTGAATTGTTAGGCATAAGTGCCATAATAGGTAGTGTCTCTACCTTATTCGGTGCTGCTGGTTTAACAAAGGTGATTGGAGAAAAGAATGAGAAAAACGACATTAAAGAATAAAGATTATGGCAGAATCAAAGATACTAGCACCATTTATCCTCTCTCACGAGGGAGGATTTGCTAATGACAAAGATGATCCAGGAGGAGCTACAAATCGCGGAATTACCATAGGTACGTTCCGTTTGGTGTTTGGCAAAGACAAAACAGTTTCAGATTTAAAGAAGATAAGTTATGACCAGTGGAGTCTTGTGTACAAGAAGTTCTTCTGGGATAAGTGTAAGGCAGACTTAATCGACAATCAGAGTGTTGCCAATATGCTTGTAGACTTCGCTTGGCATAGTGGAGTTAGTAAGGCAGTGAAACATATACAAGAAATTGTAGGAGTTGAAACTGACGGCATAATGGGTAGAGTAACCATCGGTGCTATCAATGGCTATTATAAAGGGCAGGAATATGTTTTTAAAACGTTGAAAGCGAATCGCCTTACTTATCTAAGAGGACGGAAAAACTGGTGGAAATATAAGAATGGTTGGTGTGCTCGACTTGGAAACATCAAGTATGGCTCTTTGACCTACAACAATATAGAAGTAAAATGTTAAGCCTATGTGGTACAACGTAAAATATTGGAAAACAGCTATAGCAATAGTCGCTATGCTCATTCTTGCACTCAGCTTTACTGGGTGTGTAACGACAAAGTATGTTCCTACACCAATAACAGTCTCTGAAAATAATGAAAGTGCTAGTAACGACTCTGTTCTTAACAAGAGATTTGTTGAAGCATTTGAGAAGCTGATTCAGATGCAAGAGAACACCAAGGAGACAAAGGTGAAGCAGACTATTATAGTAAAGGATAGTGTTGCCCCTCGCTATGATGATGCAGGCAAGAAGGTAGGAGAAGATAGATTCCATATCAAAGAGATTAACACTGAAAGTAGTGAAGTCTCCACATTAAAAGAAAAGCTATCTTACCTACAAACGTATAAGGATAGTTGCTCCGTCTATAAAAGTAGAATAGACTCTATAAAGAGAGAAAAAGATAAAGTACAACCTTATTATATAGAGAAGAAACTTAATGTGATACAGAATTCTCTTATGGTGATGGGAGGCATTTTCGCTGGTTTTGTATTGATTTATATATTATTAGTTATTAGAAACGTTTGGAAAAAGTGGAAAACTTAATAGGTGTATTGGTTTTAAGGTATTATTTTGTATTTAGGATGCGGCTTGCTGTGATGGCAAGCCGTTTTCTTGGTGCTATATTCATGCAGTAGAAAAACTTGAAACGGTTCGTGTAAGCAGAAATATTATAGTACCTTTGCACCATTAAAAGTGTGATACATAACTTATGAAATTTTAAAGTGAATAATGGAGAGCCTGCCAATAGCGATTGGTCTAGGCTCTCTTCTTTTTTGCATAGTATCATAAGTTAAAACATAGTTAAACCAAGAAAAATGAAGTATATAAATTTTTCGGTGTGAAAACTTTAGATTACCTTTGCACTCGCAAATAAAATAAATGTCAAACGTAAAAATGTAAGTTATGAGCACAATAAAGACTTTTCTTCCTGCCGAAGAAGTAGATTCATTCAAGAAGTTTGCCAACAATACAAAGAAGAACGTTGAAGGCTTTACTTATTCTGTAGGCAAGCCTTATGAGAAGCTTTTCCGTCACCCAGTCATTGACGAAAACGGAATGGCAGGTCATTGCATCAAGGCTTTTCACGAGGTCTGCGACCTTGTTATCAATATGCCAGAAGAGAGCGACTGGAGACTGCTTGCAACTTATAAGGATGGTGCATTTATGCCAACCGACCCAAGCAAGGAGCTTATCTTTAAGAACCCTGAACATGGTATTGATTACGGCAAGTGTGACTACTGCGGTCATTGGTGCAAGAACGCTTATGTAATCGAAAATGTAAAGACAGGTGAGGAATTACAGATTGGCTGCGAATGCGTAAAGAAATTCGGCTTAGGTCGCTTCGACTACCTTTCTGATTTTACTCGCAAGCTCTATAAGCTGTACGACTACCGAATTAATTACGCTACCGATGAAGAATATGGGGATATGCTTGATTGGGGAGGTAAGAAAAAGGATGTGTCATACAAGGACGCACGTTTGAAGTCTGAAATGATTATGGCAGCAAAGATGGAATATGATAAGTGTCCTGTGTGGAGTAAGGCAGAGAAAAAAGATGGTGTATATCGCCCTTCTCAGACCGCATACAATATTGAGGCAAGAATGAACGCAACAGATGGTATCAATGTTGATGAATCATACGTAAAGAAGGTTTGTGATTATGCCCTACGTAAGAATGCAGAAAGTGAGTTTGAGGTAGAAATGCAAAAAGTAGCAATAGATTACTATGTCTATACTGGGCAGATAGTATACGTTTTCTTTATGGTTAGGAACTATGAGGAAAGCTTGAAGAAAATCAACGTAGAGAAAGGTATGCAGGTGAAAGTTATAGGCAAAGTCATTCTAAAAAGATATGAGGAATCTTACTACGGAGTTATGTGTATCAATACAATTTTGACGGATAAAGGAGTAACTTGCGAACGTGTCGGAAAAATCCCATATACTACACCTGACGAGAAAAATACAGAGTTCTATTCTATCGTTAAGAGTGTATATCACGGAAAGGTATATCTTGAACGAGCAACGAAGAACCCGAAAAAAGGACTAGAAGTTGTTTCCATATAAAATAGTCTTTATTAGAGTTTTGCCTATCTTGTTGAGTTAATGTAAGTTACGACGGCATAAAAACTAGTTCGGAAACTTGTCGTATTGAAAACATTTGCGTACCTTTGCATCAGAATTAAAGAACAATATGTTTCACTTAATAAATTATAGATTATGGACAAGCAAACAGAAATCAAGACATTGCAATCGTTGAAAGGTGATACCTATTTCAACCAGTTCTTCAATAATCACGACATCGACCAGATGTGTGAGAACATCAATAATGACTTCGGTATTGAGTACTGCTGCCAGTTCTTCCAGAAAGTAGCAGCCTTGGAAAAGCAGATAGAAGAGATGAAGAAGGCTCATCAGTATGAAATCGACACATTGAATGCTGCCCACAAGAAGGAGATGGAAGAGTTCGGTAAGGCTCTCATCACAGAGAATGAGAACTATGTGGATGACATCTACCAGACACTCGAAAACAAGTTTGGCAAGAATTTCATCATCAATACCAAGCACTCGGCACAGATGGAGCTTTCAGATGATGAGACCCAGTATTTGGTAGACTTAATGAATAAGAATGCCGATAACAAGTAATCAAGCAGTTCACTAGAAGTTTAATGGCAGGTAGGGCTAACTACCATACTTGCACAAAAATAAAAGATTATGTTAGTAGCAACGATACAAATAAAGTTTAATGACAATAGCATACACACAGACGTTCTCGTCCAAGAAGACAACGAAATCGTTAATGCGAAGAATCCTCAGTTTGTGATGCCAGGAACAGAGAAGTCCTTCAAGAATTTCCTCAACCGACTTGGCGAGCTTGGAGCATATATCAAGATTCAGGAGTTTTAGCATGTGGTGTTAAAGGCACATAGGCAAGTTCAACTCTTGCCCATGCACGAATATTCAAGTGAGACGATGGCACATTAGCAGTTTGATGGTGAATGTACTCACGTTAATAAAATCATTAGCCAGCAAAGCAGAGAGGTGTAAACTCCAAACACCGCACGACCACTAGCGTTAGAGCGGTTGCTGAGCACTACAGGATAAAAGCCGTAACGTCATAGCAGGACGATGGAGACAAACCGTAACAAGACCGCTGAGAGGGCAGAGCAGGGAGCGAAGGAAACGCTTGAATAAATAACCCCAGAAATATCCGTCTGATAAAACTGCAAGGATTCCTTTCCTGTGTGGTGTGAAAGTAAAATAAGCCACACGTTGAGCAATAACGTTAAGTGCCAGAGCCGTGCATATGCAGACACAAAAGGTAGGGCTGCGGTAACGTACACCATCGCAAAAGCAATTATAGTGGCTATCTGAGAGTTCTTTCTGTAGCCACTACGATTTGTTTACATTCAAAAGAATTCTTGGTCAGATAGATTATCTAGGCTCATATTCGATGCTACTGCGTCAAAGACCTTGCGTATGGCTCTATCTGCCATCCTTTGGTTTACGTTGATGTAGTAGCCTAAGACTTTCTTTGATGTAGACACGGCATCACCTATGCAGTATTCAATAATGGAGTCTTTAATCATCAACTCGTTAGAAATCTGAGCAAAAGTCTTTCGTGCCGAGTAGTAGATAAACTTTCCCTCTATGCCTGCACGTTGGGCAATAGTCACGAGATTTCTAGAGAACATACACGAGATTTGTGTATATCTCATCTTCTTCCCCTTGAAAGTGATACGCCCATCGTTATCAAGTCTCCTATCTAGTATTTCTCTTGCTTCCGGCTGAATTGTGAACTCAGTCTTTATGCCGTCAGCTTTTCTACCCTTGGTTTTCTGTCTAACAAAACTAACAGAATCCTTGCGCAGATCTAGAGAAAGGATGTCCGTGAGGTTCATTCCACACAGATAGAATGAAAGCATAAACATATCTCTGACGAAAGACAGACAAACATCTAACTTGGAGTTAGTAAACTTCATGTCCCTCACTACCCGTAGCTGCTCTAAGGTTATATTACATTCCCTTATGTTTCCGTGAGGAATAGAAACGTCAGTAAATGGAAACACATCGTATTTCACATAGTTGTGTCGTAAAGCATAAGTAATAATCATACTCAATACTCGAAGTCTGAGATTTGTCGTTGTCTGGTTAAGCTTCTGTGAAAGATATTCCTTGAATGCACTCACATCAGTAACTCTAAGCCTAGGCAGAAGAAAATCAGTTCCAAAGAAAGCATCAATCTCCGCTAGTCCTCTCTCATAGATGTATACCGACCCCTTGGCAACGTCAGACCTCCTTACCTTGATATACTCTTCTCCTAGTTCGTGGAGAGTCATAGGCTTGGTTCCGCCCAGTTTGTCCTCAATCATAGTTACGAGTTGCGAGCAAGTATAGTAATCGCTATCTTCCATTGCATCGAATGCTTGGTAGATTTTGCTCATCTTCAACCTCAATTGGTTGTTGATGTAGGCAGCATTAGGAATGCTGACCACATTACCATTAACCAGATTCTTTGCTGATGGCACAACAAATCGAGTAACGAAATACCTAGTGTTTCCGTTATGCGAAATGGCTATTCTCACCTTATGGCTTCCGTCTGCCAAAACCTTAGCAGGAAGCAAGACAACTCTTAGATTCATTTCCGACAACTTTTTGGCAAGTGAAGAACCCCCATAAAGCAGTCCGACAACAGAATCGTATCTACTTTTAGAAAGTTCTTCACTTTGTAATTAATTACATCTCAGTGAGTTGCCCTATTTAAGGGCATTTTAAAGAAAAAGCAGAGCAAACTATCTGATTTTTCTTCATTCTCACATAGTGTATTGAATATCAATATATTATTTAACTTTTAGAATCTCGCCGACAACAAATCGGTTCGTCTACCACTATTTACAAGTGAATATTTTCACGTTCGTACTCTATATATTCTGCTACTAGATCAGCACGTAAAGGTTGGTTGAGAAGTACCATTTGAGATAGCTCCTCTTCGTTATCCAGTGCTTTGTCTATGTCAGATTCACAGAAGTGCTTGCAATTAGTTACACCAGAGTTTACGGCATAGGCGTATACCCTGCTAAATAAAACAGCTTTGTCTTGGTACGACACAGGCACCTCATCCGGTAGGCAAGTAAGTAGTCTACAGCCCCACCCTTTTAACTCTTTCGATAATCGGCATTTACCATTATGCCAGTTAGCCGAACATAAATCTACCATTTTTCCCATATTGATATTGATATAGTTAAGCACTTTTCCCTTTACTAAGAAGCATATTCTCTTTTTCTATTACTTTGAGTTCTCGGTATTTCACCTGCTCCTCTCTCTTGATGAGTTCAGCCTCTTTTTGGTTTAACTCATTCATCTTATTGATGATTTTCGTCTGCATATTAAGAAGTCCCTGCTGTAACTTCATCAATTCATTTACCTGCAAGTCTACCGTGGCATTCGGAGAACATTTGAGTTGCGTCTTGGAAAGATAGCCTTCTACAAGTACTTCTCCTTCCCCAGTATACAAGAAGTTTTTTTCTATTTGAGGGAATGCTTCACATATTATATTAATAAGTACAGTAGTGAGCTTCTTCGTTCTCCCTCTGACAATATCAGATATACGATTATACGATACCCCACAGGCGTTGGAGAAGTCCACTACTGACATATCCAACGTCTGCAAAACCTTTTGCATAATGCTGCTTGCATTCGCATAGCTAGCCATCACTTTTCTTTTATCCATAACTTATATATAATAATGTGAATAACCCCTCAAACTGCCTTCACGGCAGAGTGATGCTAAAAAATATGGCGCAATAAGAAAATTTCTTGCGAAAAAATTTGGATGACACACAAATTATTCGTATCTTTGCACCAAGAATTAACAATAACAATAACAAAGATACAAAAAATATCGTTCAATAGCAAATAAAATAAATACCTAAAAGTAACAATGTTGTTTTTTGGTATTTACTCAGTCCCCCTTAATTGGGGGATAAAAGTAACATTTAAAAAGAAAGGAATTATGGCAGAAGTAAAGACAAAACCAATTACTCCAGAGCTTCGCAAGTTGAAATTGGGTGAGAGCATCGTCTACCCTATTGAACAACATAGCTCTGTGATGTCTGTTATCAGCAGGCTAAGAAAAGAGTTGATTCGTAATCACTGGGATGTGAGAACCGAGACCGACACTAGCAGATATGAGGTGAAGGTTTCTAGAATTAGTTAAGCCGCAGCAGCTTTAAGTTTCACCGAGGCGATAGTAGCAGAACTATATTGCCACGGATTTATTGACAAGGAAGTAGCAGACAGACTTAACAAACCGATATGGACTATAAGAACTCATAAAAAGCACATCTACAACAAGTTAGGAATTTCTTCTGAACAGGAGTTAGTGCTATATATGGTTTCTGTACATCTAAATGTAGTCTTTGACTTAGACAAGATCAGGTTGTATGGTCTAGATGCTCTTTTCCAAAATTGATTACTGACATGGAAGAAATGAAGTTACAGGTTATGGCAGAAAAATACCTGCAAATCATCACGCAGGTTGAAGGCATGACCCTCTCTTGGAAAACCTCTCAGAAGTTAGTAGGCGGCAAGAAAAGACTTGAAAGATTGATGTTGGAAGAAAAGGTCAGGTACGACAAACCCGAAGGTGCTTCAAACACAAAGTGGCTCTTCAATGCTGTGGACATTTTCACTAACATCAAGCCAAATCCGAAAGTTGTTAAATTAATATAAATCGTTTAGATTTACGTGTACATCTTTGGTTAAATGGCAACAAACAGTCGAAAAAAGTCCTTCTAGCGACTTACGTAAAAGTATGTTAAACATACAAATTTAGCAAATAAAATAAATGTATTATTAAAATCAAAAATTATGAGTAGTTTGATAAAGAAACCAAACGAGTTAGACATCAAAGTAAGATTGAAGATGTTGATTTTCGGAACCCCAGGTATTGGAAAAACAACGTTGGCGTTGAGTGCTTCCAAGCCTCTGTTGATTTCCTTTGACAAAGGAGGAGAGCAACGTGTATGCTACCAGTTCTTGACTGACACCGTACAGGTGCAGGACTACACCAACATCTTGCAGGTCCTCAATAATGAGGATTTAAGCAGTTATGATACTCTCATTATAGACACAGGAGGCAAGATGATGGATAGTATGGCTAACTACATCATCGCTCGTTATCCAAACATGGCACGAGCTAACGGCAGTCTTACCCTGCAAGGTTATGGGCAACGTAAGCAGGAGTTCGGTGCTTTGATGAAGTTGATAGAGAGCAAGGCTAAGGATGTCATCTTCGTGTGCCACCAGAAGACAGTGCAAGACGGAGATAATATTCGCTACGTACCTTTGTTTGGAGGTTCCAACTATGATGACCTTGCCACAGAGCTAGACCTCATCGGATATATGGAGGCACAAGGACGTAAGCGTACTATCACCTTTGACCCAACAAGTCACGCTGATGGCAAGAACACCTGCAATATGCCACCTTTGATGGAGATACCTTGTATCGTTGATGAGTACGGCAATCCAACCGGAAAGAATGACTTTATCCAGTCCAAGGTGGTCAAGGCATATCGTGACAGACTGCTGGAACGTTCTACCGAAGGTCAGTCATACAAGAGTCTTATGGCACAGATAGATGAGGATATTGCATCAATCGCAACCCCAGATGATGCTGACTTCTTCTTCAAAGAGAAAGTGAAGGAGTACAAGCATATCGGCAACTCAAATGCGATTATGCGCAACAAGTTTGCCGCAAAGATTTCTGAATTAGGATTCACTTACAATAAAGACTTGAATAGCTATGATAAAGCAGCTGAGTCCAAGTAGTTATTCTTTCTATCCCTCTTTGCTTGATGCTTTTCAAAACTTCATAGATGCAGAAAAAAGTTATGACAAGTATTTTGGGAATAGTGAGAATCCTAAGATGAGTGTTGATGAGTGGTCGGCGAAATTGTTCACCGACCTCATCAATAAGATAAACAGAGTACCTTTTGAGAGTGCAGCAGCATTGCTAGGAACCCAGTTTAATAACGTTATTGACTTGATGGTGGAAGGAAAGGATAAAGATGATAAACATCAGCTTCTTTTCGACAAGAACAATGTAACTATTATGGACTGGTCTATTGGCGAGAAAGGTATCATCGACTACTCCAACAAAGAGACATATCCTTTGGAAATTGCCAAGGAGTTCGCTGATTACTTCGAAGGTGCTGTTAGCCAGATGTTTGTGAAAGGAACTATTAATACCAGATATGGAGATGTAGACATCTATGGCTATCTTGACTATCTGATGCCGTTCTCCGTCCACGACTTAAAGACAACGAGATATTACCAGAGAGGAAACTTCCGCAATCACTGGCAGCATATATGCTATCCTTTTTGCCTTAACCAACAAGGAAACAACGTGGAACGTTTCGAGTATAATATCACAGACTTTAAGAACGTGTACACTGAAATGTATATGTTCAAAGCAGAAAGAGACGTACCAAGGCTTAGAAACGTCTGTGAGATGTTCATAAGTTTCCTCAGCACAAATAAGAATTTGATAACAGACACCAAAGTATTTAATTATATAGAACAATGAGTAACGTCAAGATTGTAGGCTCAATAAATCTTGCCAGATTGAGCAACGTAGGCATTCTTAATGTCAAAGGCAAGACAGGCACGAAGAAATGTGTCGTTATTCCTATTGAAGATAATGACATCTTCGTGAAAGTATCTGAGAAAACTGACATGAATGGTCAGAAGTACACCTCTAGAATCTTCGCCATTGGTTGCGAGGTCTATGAGAAGCGTGAGCCAGATCAGTACGGAAACACCCATTATGCCAAGTGCTCTGTTAGCAAGAACTACATAGAGAGCCATTCTCAGGAAGATGTCGACGCTCGCAACAAGATTTATCTCGGTGACTTCAAACCAGTAGAGATTGCATCAAGCAATATGGCATGCAGCATACCTGCTCCAGAGGTGCAGAGTGGAAATGATGATGATTTGCCATTCTAGGATTAAATTATGGTAGAGAAGTTTACTTTTGTAAAGTCTCCTTATGGTGCAAGGTTGGATAAGTCACTCGCTGACGCATTGGAGAATCTTCCTATTGGCAGGTTTAACATCTATGTTACCGATGTGGCTTATCGAACCTCATCACCACAGAGAAAGCTGTTTTGGATGTGGATGACGGAGTTAGAGAACTGGTCGGGACAGCCACGAAAGGACTGGCACGACTATTTCGTTGGAAAGTTCATTCCACCCGACAAGCATGGAATAAGCGATATTAGCGCTAAGGCTATGACCCATTTCATGCTACAGATACAGGCAGAATGTGCTTCCGAATATGGAATAAACTTACCTCTTCCAGAAGATAATGGCTATAACGAGTTTGTATTAGAAAATCAATATTTATAAAAAGTATATAAAATGAGAACAAGAACATCAACGTGGTACGAGACAAAGGTCAAGTACCAAAAGACCATGGAAGATGGCAGCGAGAAAGTGGTAACGGAAAGATACGTAGTAGATGCGCTCAGCTTTACAGAGGCAGAGAGTGCCATCATAGACGAGATGTCTGTCTATGCAAGTGGCGAGCTTAAAGTAAGCAACTTGGGTAAGGCTGCCTATGGTGAGATTTTCTTTAGCGATGTAGACGATGATGACAAGTGGTATAAGGCCAAATTGCAGTTCATCGCTATTGATGATAGAACAGAGCGAGAGAGACGTACCAACGTAACCTATCTAGTGCAGGCTAAGTCTTTGGTTAGAGCTTTGCGCTACATTGATGAGGTTATGGGCAAGACTATGATAGACTACGAGACTATAGGACTGAACGAGACACCTATCTTTGACGTATTCGAGCATCATGCTCCTGCTAATAACGAAGAAAAGAAGTCTTAGTCTATGTTGAGATTTTTCGTGTTTTATTATGTATTCCCAAGCATATTTGCCAGTTTGCTTATAATAGGCATACTGGTATGTGTGCTTATATATTCGTTGAAACATAATGATTATTAAATATTTTGCAATAGGCTTATGTTACTTTATATTGGCGGTCTTTATCCTATGTATCATAGGAGTTATAATAGATTTGTCCATAATGTTTTATAGAACATATAAAAAAGAATGGTAGAATATTTAGTAATCTATGGGGCTGTCGGGGCATCGCTTTGCCTCGGCTTGCTCCTACTCTTCTGCGTAGCCTGCACCATTGCTGGAGTTGTCAAGAATGGTGTGGACGTAGATGAGGAGACAGAAATGAAATAGTATGAAGTATGAGTTAAGACCATATCAGAAAGAAGCCTCAGATGCAGCCGTGAGGTTCTTCGAGTCAAAAGACAACAAGAATGCTCTTATTGTCGCTCCTACTGGTTGTCATATGAAAGGTTCTCTTATCCTGATGTATACTGGAGAATTAAAGCCAGTAGAGAATATTCGTGTAGGAGACGTTGTTATGGGTAATGATGGTACACCTCGCCACGTGTTATGTTTGCATCGTGGCGAGGATTTAATGTATCGTATCACTCCACTTAAAGGTGAGCCGTTTGTAGTGAATGGTGGGCATATCCTGCACTTACATAAGACCAATACAAGCAGTTGCCATAGTAATGCAGGCTATGACGAAATATCTGTTGCAGACTATATAAATACTAGCAATAGTTATAAGCACCAGCACAAACTTCATAGAGCAAAGTACGTCTCTTTTGGTAATGAGAACAAGAAACTTGTAGAGCCATATTTCTTGGGGGTATTTATAGGCGATGGTTGCAGCTCAAACAACATCAATATCACCACACAAAGAGAAGAGGTTGTGGAGTATCTTAGTGCAATGGCTAAGAGAGAACATCTTGGATTCAGAAAGCAGAACCAAAAGAACAGAAGCAATAAGGCTTCCTCCTATTACTTCCCTTTTATGTATAGTTGGAAGTGTCCCAACCCACTACGAGTTTACATTAAGGACATTGGCTTATACGGAAAGAAAGCAGGCGATAAGTTCATTCCCTTTGAGTATAAGACTGGGTCAAGGAAAGACCGAATGCTACTCTTGGCAGGTCTGCTAGATACTGATTCATATTATGACCCAAGAAGGAATATGTTCGAGTATTGCAGCAAGTCACGACAACTAGCGGAAGATGTAGTTTTCTTGTGTAGATCACTCGGTTTCTATGCTAAGATAGGAAAGACAAAGTACGTAAACGACTTGCCTTATTACAGAATTCAGATAACAGGAGACCTTGATACCATACCAACCAAGGTAAAGATACGCCGTGGGCATAAACGCTTGCAAAAGAAGAGTATCTATGTTACTGGATTCAACGTAAAACTTATCGGCAAAGGGAAATACTACGGATTTACTCTTGATGGAAACCATCTGTTTGCGATGAGCAGTTTTTCGTTCACCATAACTGCGGAAAGTCCATAATCATAGCAGATATTGCCAGGCAGCTAAATGGCAATGTACTGGTATTGCAGCCGTCCAAGGAAATACTACAGCAGAACTTTGCTAAGTTGAGAAGTTATGGTGTTGATGATAGCTCCATATACTCTGCTAGTTGTAATAGTAAGGTAATCTCTCGTATCACCTTTGCAACTATTGGCAGTATTATCAGCCACAAGAAGGAATTTAATAAGTTTCGTGCTATTATCGTAGATGAGTGTGATGTTATCAATGCTGCAGGAGGTATGTATAAAGACTTCCTCACACACGTAAAGAGAAAAGTCCTAGGTCTCACCGCTACCCCTTACAGGCTCTTTGCTCAACAAGGAATAGTCGTTAATGGCGAGTTCAAGCCTAATGGAACATTCAAGGCTGATGAATATTTCAAGGATGGCATTGAACCTAAGCCGGGTGTGATAGTCGCAAACAAGTGCATGGAGAAGTTCTTGACCAGAACACGTCCAAGGATGTTTGAACAAGTTATTTACCAGATAAGCATTCAAGAGCTGCTGACGGCAGGTTTCTTGTCCCGACTTGCCTATTACCCAGTTAATGCTATTGAAGAGTCCAGAATCAAAAGGAACAGCACTGGCAGGGATTATGACGAGCAATCTCTTGGGGACGAGTTCAAACGATGCAGTCTTGTTGATAAACTAGTAGACGTCGTTAATAGGCTCCTACACCCCAAGAGAGGCGGTGGAAGAACAGGGATTCTTGTCTTTACCAAATTCCTAGAAGAAAGTGAAGAGCTGACGAAGAGAATACCAAACTGCGCTTTTATCTCAGGAGAGACAAAGCCAAAGGAGCGAGAGTGTATCTTGAATGACTTTAAGGATGGGCGTATCAAGGTGCTTGCAAACGTGGGTGTGCTCATCTGTGGCTTCGATTACCCTGCGCTAGACACCATCGTTATAGCAAGGCCTACAATGTCCCTGCGCTTTTGGTATCAAGCCGTTGGTAGAATCATACGACCTTACGAAGGCAAGCAAGGGTGGGTCGTAGATCTAGGCGGCAACATAGAACGTTTCGGCGAGGTCGAAAACTTTCATCTTGTCGAAGAGAAGCCCGGCATGTACGCTTATATAGGTTATGTAAATAATCAATGGAAGTATTTAACTAATGTATATTATTAATAATGTGAAATGAACAAGGATAGTTATAACAAAAGATTGCTGGAGGCAATTAAACATGGTCAAGGTACAAACAATGTCGCTGCCTATGTCAGAAGGACACAGACGATGACGGAGAGCGAGATACAGCAGGCTTGCTTCAAATGGTTTCGTATGCAATACCCTAGAATGGCTGTTGATGGCATTATGTACCATATCGCCAACGAGGGCGTGCGTGTGGGTAGACAAGGGTATAGGGTTAAACGTGAGGGACTGGTGAAAGGTGTTGCAGACATCTGCTTGGCTGTACCTAGACATGGCTATGGTGCTCTCTATATAGAGATGAAACGTCCTAAGACTTTTAACCATAAGGCAACTTATCAGTCTCCCGAACAAAAGACTTGGCAAGCCTCCTGCGAGAAATACGGAAACAAGTATGTGGTTTGCCGTAGTGTCGAAGAGTTCAAGAAGGTTGTTGATGAGTATTTGAATGACGGAACAGAAAAATAAGTATTCAAAACTTGTCGGTGTGAATATTTTATCGTACTTTTGCCACGGCAAATAAAATAAATAGTTAAAATCATATATAATAATGTATAATGATAATTATATAAAGATATACTTTAGTGACTTGGATAATGAGTTCTTTTCTGGAGAACCATTTTCCAAGCTTCACGCATGGGCAGACCTGCTATTCATCGCCAACAAGGAAAGCAAAGTGTTTGTGCGTGGAAATGCTGTATGCTCAGAAAATGGCTCAGTACGAATATCTCTAAGAGATTTATGCAAAAGATGGGGATGGGGCAATACTAGAATGAACTCTTTTATGGCATATCTAGAGAAAGAAGGTAAGATTGCACTTGTCAAGGAAAAGATTTCCACTCATATTACATTAGCTAATTATGCTACATATCTATCCACCAAATCACAAAACGCATCACCTTCCAAATCACATAGTGGTTACTCGGATGTATCTGATAATATGGAGGTTACAAAGGAAAA